AGCCTACGACAGCGCAACAGTGAAAGCCTACGGCAGCGCAACAGTGAAAGCCTACGGCAGCGCAACAGTGGAAGCCTACGACAGCGCAACAGTGAAAGCCTACGGCAGCGCAACAGTGAAAGCCTACGGCAGCGCAACAGTGGAAGCCTACGACAGCGCAACAGTGGAAGCCTGCGAAAATTCTTATGTTGAAGATTTAACAGGTAATATTAGGCCCCAGTCTGGATATGCAGTAATCAAGGATTATTACAACCATAAGATTTACATCAAAAAAGGGAGATATCAGATTATAGAGGTTGATTAATAGCTTGATGATAATACAATTAGAATTTAATTGGTAATAATTACCATTTACCTGACATCAGGAAAATGGTTCAAAACAAATGAGCAATGAGTAAAACAACAATTTATTACCTATTCCTAGTAGTAATGTATATGCTGCTAGGATAGGTGGAAAGGAGATATATGAAACAGACAGTAGAAGAAGTGGCACGTGAAGCGGCAGAAGATTGTTATGAATGCCATTACGATGATAGCTTAGAAATGAGATTAGTTAAAGAGGCATTCAGACAAGGTGCCGAATGGCAGTCCAAGCAATCGCCTTGGATAAGCGTTAAGGAACGGTTGCCAGAAGAGTTAGAAAGTGTTTTGGTTGGGACTAATTACGAGGGCAGATATTATTACGAAGTAGCTTTTGTAATGAACGGGAAGTGGGTATGCCATAATAGTAAACCCATCTATTGGATGCCCATCCCGTCTTTCGATGATATACTCGAAGCTAACAGGGATGTACTTGAACGAATTAAAGAGAAAGGGGACTAATATGGAAAGGTACAGAATCATACGAGGAGAAGGGTACAACGGTTGTATTCCCATAATAATATATTGGGTACAAGTCAGAAAAGACAAACGTATTTCATACGAATGGGTGAATGTAAAGGGCTTTGACACCTATAAGAGAGCTAAAGAGTTGTTGAATGTTTTAAAATGAGGAATTGATTATGAGCAAATATAGATACAGAGAAGTAAAGAACTATATCCATAACGAACTAAAGTTGACTAAAGAGGATATAAAGGATATAATAGTTTCAATCGTGAAAGAGGAAGTTAAACGTATCTTCCATAACACCTATGGGGACGATGTTAATATAGAGAGGTGGATTCGTTGTATGGTTTCTGACGAGATAAAGAAAAACGGTGATTTCTTAATGATAAGAAATTTGTGTAGGGAGATAATTAAGGAGGAAATTGTCGATAGGTTGTCAATTGATATAAGCCTTAAAAAGAAGGAGGAATAATTATGAGTATGTTTACGTTAGAGGAAGTGAATCAAGCGATCAATATGGCAGTTGACGAAACATCTAGAAAGGCAGTTGAAGTTCTTTCGTCTGTATTGGACAATTGGGTACATGGCGGTGATGCAGATTGTATCATTGCGGAGTTTGAGGAAAAGTTAAATGAAGCAATTAATGGATAAAAGATGATGGGTGTATAGATGAAAACCATGAAAGGAAATATATTTGACAAAATAAGAAAAGCATATAATAAATACATAGAGTATATGATTGCTTGTGATGATATAGCCAAAGAAGCACAAAAACATATAGATTGGGATGATAATGTTTCATGTGAATATTATCCGTCTGATGGGATATGTATAATGATAGACGAGCATGTTTGTTATGCTAATACATTCTTTGACTTGGTAGAAGAATCAGAAAACGGTATGATTGATAGGAAAACGTATATGAGAAATTGTATTTGATTATGAAAGTAAATAACGGAATAATAATAGACGGAGTGTTGCATGAATTGTGCGTTGGAATATGTGATGAGTGCTCATTACAAAATGAGTGTGATGATAGTTCAGAAATCATTTGCGATATAGCTTATGAAAACCCAAACATGGACCAGTGCTTTGTCAGTCGTGGGAAAGTAACGGATATTAAGATAGATAAGGAGGAATAATTATGGGATTTACAACACCGTGTTTTATACGCAAAAATACACAGGAACTTCGGAGAGGGCTGGAAGAATTGGGGTATTCACATGGTAAGCCTAAATATTATGCAGATGATGATAATAAGTATGATTTTATTATGTGTCATAATGGAATATTCTTTTTACTATCCCAAAAGAATCATGTGATAAGAAATGGGCATCCTTTGAAAAAATATGGAAGTGTTGATTGCGGAACGAATGAAGAACTATTCCTGGCTATCGCTGCATTGAGGGATGATAGTAACTACATGCAGTGGTTTATAGCAGATTCCATTCTTAGCGTTTCTTATGGCGATTCTATTGGTAATGATCATTATTTCACAGAACTCAAAGGCATTATGTTCTTTTGGGATGAAAATTGGGATAATGCAACCATTATTTCAGGACGTTATCACAAGGCCACCGTAAACGAACTGATTGAACATTTTAAAACAAAGGAGGAACAATGAAAGCAAGAGTAAAATCAACAGGAGTTTTGGTAGATGTAACTCCCCAATTAAACATCAACTCTCAACATAGCAAAGATTATTTATATGTATGTGATAACATGGTTTACAGAGAATGCGAACTTGATTTTTCAGCTATTGACTGGGAACAGAGGCGATATGAACTAGCGAAAGCTGCCATGCAAGGATTTTGCAGCAATTCACATGAACAGGTAATGAATGCTAGTTTAAATATGACAGTAGAATGGAGCCTTGGTTTCGCTGATGCGCTAATAAAGAAATTGAAAGGAGAATAAAATTATGACCGAAGAACTTGTAACATTAGAAACAGCAAAGATGCTGAAAGAGAAAGGGATGTTTACAGATATAGAATTTCCTCCGCAATCCGTTGCCCAGAAGTGGTTACGTGAAACCAAAAATATTCATATATGTGTATATAACTGTGCTTGTGGCTATGGATACGAAATATCTAAAGCTGACAATGGAACTCATATAACCAGTTCTGTTTATGAAGGACCTAATGATGGTGGTAAATGGGATGTCTACGAAGACGCACTTGAAGCTGTTTTACAGGAAGCATTAAAATTGATATAAAAATGAAAAGAATAATTACTGTCCAAGACATGATTGACGAACTAATGTTAGTTGTCAATAAGGATGCTGAAATAAATATCGTAATGAATACAGGAGATTATCAAACTGAATACATTCCTGATCTATATGATTTTTCTGTCATTGATTTTACTGATGTACATCCTGATGATGGAAACTCGGAAAATAAAGTGGTAATAGAAATGTTTCGTTAAAAGAGAAATAAATAACACTCAAAACATAAAAGAAATGAATACAACTTTTGAAAGATCGTCTAATAGTACCGATGAATGGTACACACCGAAAGAAATTATAGACGCATTAGGTGAATTTGATTTAGACCCATGTGCCCCCATGCACCCTCTTTGGCCTACTGCAAAAATCATGTACAACAAGCAGGACAATGGTCTTATACAAAATTGGGGGGGGCGAATTTGGCTTAATCCTCCGTACTCCAAACCGCTTATGTGGCAGTTTGTAGAGAAATTGGCAGAACACGGCAACGGTATAGCACTACTTTTTAACCGATGTGACAGCAATAAATTTCAAGACATCATCTTCAAGAAAGCAACCGGTATGATGTTTTTGAGGAATCGAATAAAATTCTTCCGTCCAGACGGAACTCGTGGGGATTCTCCTGGCTGTGGCAGTATTCTCATCGCTTTTGGTGAGGATAATGCAGAAATATTGAGAACCTGCGATATTGCAGGCAAGTACGTTAGAATAAATTAGAATGACAAAAAGATGAATAAAGAAGAATTTTTAAGCAAAAGATACGCCATTGATTTAAAGCTAAAAGAATTGAATGGAGAAAGGGAACAGTTGGAAAAGGAATACATTGAATCTAACCAAGGATTCCCTATTGGAAGCAAAGTCTGTATAACGGTCCCGGCTCATGAAAGGATATTAGTTCCCGAAGCGAAGAAGTTAGCCTATATTGCAGATTATGATATTGATGATAACGGAGAGGTTGTACCCTCTTTAAGACAGTTGGATTGCAATGGGGGCATGTCAGCAATACCTTTATTTGTTAATTTAAAGAAGGCTATAATTGAATTAGCGTAAATCAGATTAGGAATGAATATGAGTGGAAAAGATGTATTAAGGCTATTACTTATCAGTTACGGTTTTTGCCGTAATATTGAGATAAGTACTTATATTGGAGATGGTGGATGGATTGGTTACGAAGTATCGGCTAGTAATGACGATGGCATTGAATACTATGCAGTAGATTGTGAAGGTTTACTTTTTCATATATACGAGATACAGAAATTTATGAGAGATGGAAATATTGAACCTCGTTTAATGCTTGGAAACTCTAGCAACAAACATCTTCTTTCAGATGAGTCTTTAAATAAGCTACTGAATATGTCAGAGAATAAAAATTACTGTAAAACAAACCCTTATGAATAGGCGTAAAACTGATATAGATATGAACAATTTAAAATTATATATCGCCCGTGACGAAGGCAAATGGGATGAAGATGTACAAAAGGCAGGAGAACTGAACCTGTTCTATGACACCCCGCAACTTCTGTTTAACGTAAAAGACTGGACATCATACTGGGGAAATGCCCGTAAGATAGCACATATTCCATCATACATGTATCCTCAAATCAAGGATAAGGAGTGTTATGTTTTCAACAATCTTGAATTATACCAAAGTTTCAACTAATAAGAGAGAGGATAGGCAGTTAGCCTATCTTCTCTTTTCGTATTTTCTTTTCATCTTTCTTCTTTCCACCCGTGTCATTCCCATGCTTTGAGCAATACCGAACAGGATTTCCTTTTCCGAATCGTTAAGCATATCATATACTTCTTCTTTGCTTTTTCCGCTAATCATAGCCATAAAAATCTTTTTCATAATGATTTATTTTAGTTTTTTCTTACAACAATCGCAAATCTCGTCTTTTATAGGTTTTGTAAATAAAGCACCTACATATCCTGCAAGGTATCCGGCTTCTTCTGATGAAGGCTTTATGCCATAATGATCAATTATATGACCAATCATGTGTTGTTTTTCATGCTCCAGTGTATTCATAAATTCTTCATCAGACGTACTGTGACTGATAATAATTACAGTGCACTTATTGTTTGAATACGTTACACCGTAATTGTATTTTTCAGTCTTTATCTTATCCGTTATCCTGTTCAGCAAATGAAAAGGACAGCCAATATATTCCAGTCTGTATATCGCTCTTAAATAAGAGTATTTATCCACAGAATAGAATACATCAACCGTCCAGTCATATTCCTCAATGTATAGTCTTTGTCGTACCATAGCAATCAGATATAATCCTCCCAAGAGAAAGGTGTTCCACAGGCTATACACTTTGCATAATACTCGTCAAGAGCACGGGTAGGGCTTCCGTCAACATCGTCAAGATAGTCTTTTACAAACATACAGGCATATTGCTCATTGACTATGGATGAACCCATATAGTCGGCACGTACCATATTCAATACATAAACCTTGTTGTATTCCACATCATTCTTCAACTCAACATTGAATTGCTTCATTAATGTTTCCACTTGATCCTTGTCATACGGGTGTATTTTGTTTCCGTTCCTGTCTTTCATTTTGGAAACGGCATATTCACATAATTTCTTAGAGAAGTTCCATCCGTGTTCCGCAAGATATTTTTCCATTCCCGAAGGAAGTTTCTCATATACATCTAATCTCGTTCTTTCCATAGCTTTTGTTTTTAAAAAGATAGCCCGTAGCAAACCACTACGGGCTTAAACCAATTTAATTAGCGTCTACGTCTGGCGTAAGGACCAGTACCTTTGACTCCGCGTCTTTCTCCGTACTCATCATCATCATCCCAAATACGCCCATCATCGTCCATTCTTCTACGCATTCCACGCTCACCGTAACGTCCATCCATTTCCTCCATAGCGTCACGATAACCTTCTTTATACGCTTTTTCTAATTCCCGGTCCATATCTTCACCTTCAAAGCTACGGCCCATTCCATATACTTTCCAACCCATAGTGTTTATTTTTTATTGTTGTTATTATTATTGTTTGTATGTTGCACGTCAGGCAATTTGATACCAGAAGCAGCAAGTTGTGCAAGTATATCCTTTATCTGTGACAATTCACCTTTAAGTTCCTTCATCTCCTTGTCCTGCTGTGCCTTTTCGGCAAATGCAGGATTCAACGCTGTAAGCATCTCATCGCAGCTTTTGATTACTTTCTGATGGTATTCCACAGATTCCACAACCCTTACACTACTTATTTTCATTGCTTCTATCTCTGCATTGATGGCATCCTTGCTTTCCGATACAACCACATTTCCGCCTACTTGGGAAAAGTCTGCTATACTAAGATTGGCTGGCAACTTTTGAAAATCAAGAGTATCATCTCCAACCTTAACTTTCACATCCACAACCATTTCATTTTGCGGAAGAGGATATGCTGTATATCCGTTCTGATATTTAGGAACAGGATTTGAAACACTTACCACAGTGCCCACATCACATCTTGGGTTTTCCCCTTTATGCAATATGAAAAACTGCTGTCCTTGTCGTATTGATTGAAACATACTTATTCTAACTTTTTAATATCATTTTACAGTGCTTCTAGCCTGTGCGGCAGTAGCAGGTGCAACGATATGATTAACTACTTGAAATATCCCATTACATTTGTCGTAATAGACAAAGTATTTATTCCCCTGTGAAATTTCACTAGACGGAATCTGATCCCCAGAACCGTTCACCAAAGGAACCTTGCTTGTGGATGTTGATGTGGTATTTGTCAATGTAGTAGCTACAGAAACAAGATACGCATCAGACCCAGCAGCAGGAACATGATTTACGCTTAAAAGCAAAATACCTTGATTTGGCAATCGTCTGAACAGACACGGGTTAATACCATAGATAACCTCTGAATTTGTCGTATCTGTCGTTACAGAAGATGTCCGAACAAACGGTATTCCTCCAAAGTCAAGTCTATGTACTCCTTTAAAACGGTTAGCGTTATATCCCATCATATAAGGATTAAAAAAATAACTCATAACTTTTCCCTTTCTTTAGAATTTTACTATTTTTGCATCGGGATAGATAGGAGCGATCAACCTATTGAAAAGGGTTTGCTAACGCCCTTCCCTCTTTTTCCTATGTTAGCATCACTAAAACTAGTTAGCAATGACAAACGAAGAATTTATTAAGAGCATCTCCTTGGAAGGAGAAATTTGGAAAGACGTAATCGGATATGAAGGATTATATATGGTTTCTTCATTTGGACGGGTTATCTCATTGGGAAGATTTATTTTACCTGGTAGAGGCGGAAAAGATAGATTTAAAAAACCTAAGTTAATACATCTATCTATAAATCAAAATGGATATTATAAATGCTCTTTATCTAAAATGGGTAAAATCTGTTATGTTAGAGTACACAGATTAGTTGGAGAAGCATTTATACCAAATCCAAATAAATATCCATGTATAGACCATATAGACACAAATACAAAAAACAATCATAAAGATAATCTTCGATGGTGTACGCGTAAAGTAAATCAAAATAATCCACTATCTTTAATAAAAATGTCTAAATCACATAAAGAAAGATGCAAGAAGGGACAAATGTATGTTCGCCCCATTGTTAGAATACCATTAACGGGTAATGATATCAAAATTTATAGTTCCATCAAAAATGCAGAATGTGATGGATTCTTACATCAAAGCATTTCTAAATGTTGTTTGAATCAGATGAATAAACATAGAGGATATAAATGGATGTACCTATCCGATTACGAAGCCCAATTCAATAAGTCAAAGAACTCTTAACTACATTTTAGCAATTGCAACCACAGTTGTCACCAGCAGCGTAACCTGCGCCAAAACCAGCCATGAACGGATAACCCCCATAGCAGCAATTTGGGTTAGGTACAAAATACGCTGGAACAGGGCACGGAGCCTTAAGTTGTCCAACTATATTTGCAGTCTGAGCCTGTTGAGAAGCAGCCAGAGCCAAATTGCTGTTTTCCTGACGTAAGTTCTGAATTTCACGTTGCATTTCTCTCTTTTCCAACTCGCAGAATCCACTTTGGATGATTTGAGTTTGAGCGTCAATCTTACTTGACAAGATGTTAAACTGAGTGTTTGTATTGCTTGTCAAAGTATTAGTCTGCTCTACAGTAGCCAAACGGCTATCACATCCTTGACGTTCAATAGCTGTACGGATATCGCAGCAGCAAGAAGCAAGCTGAGAACCGATAGCTGCACTATTGGACTGAATTGAGTTGATGATCTGTTGAGAGGAAAGACCTACCTGATTACCAACTTGCTGAATCTGTCCTTGAATTTGGCAGATAGCATTCTGCAACTGTTGAGTAGAGCAGTTCAAAGAGCTAGCCAACTGGTTGATAGCTGTTCCGTTTCCTTGAATAGCATTCATCAATAATTCACGTCCTGCTTCATTGTTCAATTGAGCAGGGATTCCGTTTGCTCCATTGCCAAACCCGTTACCGAATCCGTTACCACCCCACAGGAAGAAGAGCAGGATAATCCAGATCCAATAACAACCAGCACCACCCCAAGCGTCTTGATTTTTGTTTCCATTCATCAAGGCAGCTACAAGATTGGGGTCTAATCCTTTATTCTGCAACAGTGCAGGAATCATTGACATAATACCTGCGCTTTCTCCAGCGGCAGGATTGTCGAACATAAAAATTTTGTCTGAACCCATAATATTGTAATTTAATGTGTGTGTATTATAACTCCCGTAAAGACTGTGCACTCATCTTTACGAGTGTAAATTTACAACATGGATTGCCTAAACAAAAATAAAAATTTCGCAGTATAACCTATTGTGTTTCAGATAGTTTAAACTTGTTAAAATAAGTTATTTACTTGTGTGTTGTTTTTCCTATTCGTATATTAGCGCAATAATTTTAAAATAGAGGAATTGAAGATGAAAGAATTAAAAAAATGGAATAATAATCCAATAAAGATTACGTATTTAATACCTAGTGGAAACAAGTACGCTTATATAAAATTAGGTGACACTGTTGATCTGACGAACGGAACATATAAAATAACCGCTTTGGATAATGAAGAAAACATTTTCCAAGCGGTTAATATGGAGAATAAAGATGATTGTGTTACAATGTATGCGTATGAGGTTGTCTAGCTTTTAGTCTTGTATTTGCCCCTTGACTTCTTTGGACGTATAAGCCGTTGTTTTTAAGAGCATCCAATGTTTCTTTCAAATAAACGGGTTTTGTCATTCCTTGTACTCTCACGGGAGATAATAACGGTTGTACGGGATGAAACTTAGTGCCTTTGTATGTAAGCCTTGCAAACTCGGTGTCACTCACATCAAGATACTTTATGGCATTTTCTCTATCAAAATAAGACGGTATGATAGTTGATTTGTTTATTGCGTCAGTAAGGAAGTTGAACTGTTCCGCATCAACATTCGAGTTTCCGCTTTTCAATGCTAGAGATATTCCGTCAAGTAAGGAAGCTAATATAGTGTTATAATTCATGCCCATGACTTACTCGATAGATGATATGTTTGCTGTTCCCGTAACACTCACCTTGCTTCCTGGTGTGACTGAAAAATATTCCACCGTTCCTGCCGGGAGAAGCATTCCTGTTGGTGATATTCTGCTTGATCTGCTTTTCGTTTCCTGTACCAATGAGATACGGCATCCATCCGATGTCGCTACTCTTATAAGGTTTGACAATGCTGTGTATTCCTTGTCGGTTACATCTTCCGATGCTGATATTCTTGCAGCTACGATACCTTTTAACGCTTCATCCTTTGAAGCGTTTTTGGTGGAGAAATACCCACCTATCTGTTGTTTATCATTGTTTTCCATATCCTTTCAAGTAAGATTGTTTCACACTTTCGGCAAACTCGTTCAGCTTTACATAATCTGGGTCAAGTTTGTTTAAAATACCTTTTCTGAGAGCCGCTTCTTCCTCACCGTTGGGAAATTCATCCTTTATGGCGGCATCTACCGTTTTGTCGTATGATACAGGGTTCTTTACACGCTGTACATCGGCTTTCCACTTTTTGACGAACTTTTCCTGTACAATATTTCCCATATCGTCCGTTTCGGGTTCGTCAACTTGTTCAATGTTTAAATGAACATTGCTATATCCAGTGCCTAAATCAAAGATAAAGGCAGGCTTCTCGTCAAAAATCAAACCTCTTTCCATATTGTTGTATTTCGTTTATTTTTTGAATATTCCCTAGAGCATGACTTACACATCCATGACCTGCCATGTCCTTTTATTAAATAAAAATCATCAATAGGAAGTTCCCTACCACAAACTTTACAATATTTTATATTCCTATCTTTTACAGTTGGCAATATTCCGTGTAATTCCCAGTTATTTAGTGCTTCTATGTAAACATTGCTAGCTTGTTCTGCTGTCGGGAAAACTCCTAAATAATATCTTGTACGGTTGATAGAAATACACGAACCGTACTTATTTATGTTTTTGTAATACTTAACGCCTCTTCCGTATTTGTTAGTCTTGCTTCTTGCTGTATTTTCTCTTGTGTGTATTTGTCTTAAATTAGACAATTTATTATTCGTCTTATTTCCATCTATGTGGTCTATAACCAATTCATTATTCCTTTTATTAAAGGAATTAAATACAATGGTATGCACTTTATATGTATGTTTCTTTCCGTTTTTACTCAATACTACACTCATATATCCACTTTTTTCAAGATGTGTTTTTAACTTGACACCTGTTTTTAAAGAAAAAATATAGCCTTCGTCTGTAACACAGTAAAGACCTTCATAATTTACTACATTTACTATATTCATATTGTTATTATTTTTAATGCAAATATAGCAAAATTATTCGTATTACCCTAATAAACTATCCGCATTTGGTTAGATTTTTATTATGCAAACTTAAACATTATTAATATATTTTGCAAGTTTTGGGAGTGGGATTTTTCACTTCGTGAAAAATTAGGGTTGGGTTATTGTACAACGAAAGCCGCCACCGATGTACGAGTCCGCAAGCGAAGGGGCATTGCGCGCAAGACCAAGCCGCAGAGAACAAGAGTCGTTGTCCGACCCACCACCAAAGAAAACACCACGCCTTCCAATCTTACCCGAACCTGCATTTCCCGTAAACCAGTTGTAATGGCATTCCCCCGTGTGAAGATTGCTTCCCTTGACCTCTCCAATAAGAGAGTTCTTAAAGTTCTTCGTTATGTATCCTTCACCTCTAGCCATAGAACCGACAAAATTATACGTATTCTCAAAACCGTAAGATTCCCCAGGATTCTTTTCTGTGGCTACATTGTCCGTAGTCAGATTGTTCACGTCATAGGTCTGATAGATGTCTATGGATGTAGAATCGTGCATGACACAATCTATCCCACTGTACCACATCCATATATCTCCCCACCCGGCAATACGTCCGCGAATGATAGGCTGTGTGAAGCATATCTCTATTTCACGGTTTGTAACTGCCGCATTGTCAGGAATACTCCATCCGCTAGTTACAGTTGCATTGACAAACTTGGCTACGATACCCGACATCTCCCCGTCAGCCAATCCGTTATGACCTTGGAAGTTGTAGTATTTGTATTTTGTGCTTTCATATTCAAACTCGGTGTCGGGAGCGACATTGTGTTCCTTTGCGTATGACATGGCAAGCTGCGCTTCAAACATCTTCATGCAAGGACGGTAGTTGTTTATAAGCTGTGAAAAATTGTAAGCAGTTCCTGTTTCTGATGCTTTAAATCCTTGCCCGTTCATCTTGTAATACACATAGGTCTGACCGTCCGCCTTCTTGAATCTGACGCCTGTCATTTTCCCCCCAGCTTGACGCATCGGGGGCTGAATCGTTGGATGATATTCCTTTTCCGCAAACAGACTGTGCGTGTAAGTCTTTTGTCCTGAACTTAATGAACAGAAGCGTACACCACACTTCAAGGTCAAGGGCGAACGCATTGGCGTAAGGATAGTTCTTCGTGATGTCCGGGTTCTTTGCCCTAGCGTATTTCTCGTAATCAAAACGTGACACGTTTGTCGTAGGCCATCCATTTCCTTCCATTATGTTCACGCCTAGATTTCCTGCTGATGTTGTTCCTTTTACCGTGTTGTCAAAAATAGATCTCTGCTTCCCATCCTTTATCGTGGAGTAACCGATACTCATTCCGAACGGTTTTATCTCTATGGCCGTATCGCCACCGTATGTAAATGGAGCGTCACTGACTAGCCTTCTTTCGTATGTATCATCCGTTCCTCCGTTGATTACCCAGAAAGACTTGGTGTTTACAAGCATAATATCGCTTCCGTCATCTGTTACATCATCTCCGTTAATAACAATATTTGACGGGCTACCATCAGCCATTTTGAAGAAATTGGTCTGGTCTAGAAATCCGATCACCTTACCGTCCTTTACCTTTGCCACACGGAAAGAGTTGAGGATAGGATGTGATGTCTTGAACTCTTCCTTTCCTATCCATGTCTGAAATACAGGGTCTGTCTGCCCTCTTCTCATTTCCACTCCATATATATTCCCCTGCTGCATCTTTATCTGTTCGAGAAGCGTTTTGTAGTCATTGGTGAAATCATTTGTGGATAACTCCTTACCGTCCACCTTGTCTACCTTCTTGTCCAATGCAGTTTTCTGTGCGGTGGATACAGGCTTTTCTGCATCGGACGTATTGTCCACATTGGACAGACCTAAATTGTCTTTCGTTATATTGACATTCCCGGTCCTGTAAGACTGTTCGGCATTACCTTTCACGCCTATGACGGTATTCCTCTGTGCACCTTCCTGTATCCCGTCAAGTTTGGTTTTTAACTGGGTAGTAAAGTTGTTGTCGGTATGCACATAGCTTTCGTCCATTACCATGCCTTGTCTTATCTTAGACACCGTGACGGATTTGTTCTCTTTAGGGCTTCCCGTCACACATGGTATCATCTCTTCTCCCGTAGCGGTCTCAACGGGAGGCATCTGTGAAATTTTAAGATTATCTTCCATTATATTATTCCGTTAATATTAAACCATCGTTTTCAAGCAATATGCTGTATCCATTTTCAGTGATTACGGTATTCCGAAGAACCTCTAGCGTTATCCTTGAATCAGCAAGCTTCCATGAATTGTCAGAAAACGGCATATACCCGTCTTTCTTTACAGACAGCGACATCGTGCCATTTGCCATACCCCGTACTTTCACTGTACCGTCAGACAACGTTTTGTACTGTACGCCTCCCACCGTGACCGTTGCGTCCTGTATGGGTGAGCCTGATACGTCCACCACCGTTATCGTTACGATAGCCTTCGGTATATAGTAGTCAATCAAATCCTGCTCGGTGAATCCGTCATTCTGTTTGGTGGGAACTGAATCGAAACCGATGGAGTTGTAGAAAGCTGAACTAATCCATCCGCTATTATGGTCAGTATTGCTAAAGAATATAGGAGTTTTAGTTTTATCACCTGTCACATCATTGTTTACTATGGTGATTATTTGCTTTTTGTTTAACAAAGCGGAAACTATTGTAGATTCATTCAGTGTTCCATCAATATAGGTCTTGCCGTTTGAGTTCCTACTATTATAAGCAATACTACCTTTGTCATTGAATACGGCAAACAGCCAAGGTTCAGTAGTATTCAGTCTTTGGTCATAGATAAACTTTCCATCAACAAACGGATTAATAGTAGTAAACAACACCTTAACGCCATGCTGTAAGTTCTGTATTTGCCCATAATCATCTACCCCATCAGTTACTAGGGCGTTGGGATATCTAGGTATAAACTCTATTGTTACATCCATATCTCCTGTACTTCCTGTAACTCCTATGGTGTTATACAATGAAGTGGTTCCTTCGGGATAGGTTAATGTCACCTCATGCTCCCCGTTGTCAAAAGTATAAAATCCGCCATTTCTGTTTACCAAACTAACTTGTCTGCCATCAGAAAGACCTGTAACCTTAAACTTATGCGTTGGGTTAGAGTTTGCCGGAACTATGTTTACCATGTTATCTGTGGTGGATAGTTTTTTAGTAATATGAATAATTATGTTATCTGTAACAGTAACATTTGCTCTATCGGGTATAATATTAGTGCTAGCAATATCATACCCTCCCACACCGCTCATACCTGCAAACAGGAAGTTGTTCAATTTAAGCGGTCTGTTGTTTCCACTGAAATCCTGCAAATAAGGATTAGCTTTTAGTATCTCGTTTGTGGGTACGGATTGTTTTGTAGGTATTTCTTCTACCACAATATTGCAATCCACGTCATTCACATTATCACCTGCCAAATAAAATCCAGGATAAGATGTGTTTGTTGTGCTACTGTTCCTGTGTTCAGGTATGTCATATTCTCCATCAGACGTTATCTGAATATTATCATATCCAATCCTTCCTTTAATAGTGAAACCTGTTGGCAATCCTGTTACACGTATTTTATAAGATTCTACATATTGTAACGGTTTTACAATTATTTGCCAAAATGCAATATTATTGTTATTTGTAGGTGTATGAGTTATCGTACACTTATTTATAGTATTATCATAAGTCAATTTTCCACCATTGTTAACGAAAGAATTTGCATAGGTAACGCCAGGAATATATGTATCCACAGGCTTTGACATATCATACCAAAACACCATGTGTTCTTTCACCCATTCTTCTATCACCTTGCTTATATCGGTTTTTCCTGTACCTGCCGATTTTACAAGTCCAAGTTTTCCTATGTTAAAAAAACCTATTTTTCTCATTTTTCGTCCATTTTATTCCACTCATCAGATAAAAGCATCTTCTCAAACTCTCTTGTGCCTGTGTCGTATGTATCGTAAGGGAAAGGGTGTTCCGTTCCGTCCTCAGGTAACGTCATAGGCATCACTTCCATAACCTTATCGGTATGGATCATATAATACAGACCGTCTGTCGATCGTCTGAAAACGGACAGGTCATCTTCCGAAAACATAATCTCGGCATCTATTTTTGGTACTATGGAAAACTGCATATTATGAATTTTATCTATTATCGCAAAGATAATTAAAAAAAAAGTTAAACGTATTGGTTGCATATGGATTTATGTCGTATATTTGCTGAAAATTAAAAAAAAATATACCGATGAATGTATTAAGCCTTTTTGATGGAATGTCGTGCGGACGGATAACACTTTCCGAACTTGGCATTCCTGTAGAAAAATACTATGCGTCCGAAGTGGACAAGTTTGCCATAAAGGCAACCATGCAGAACTTTCCTGACACCATACAGCTTGGTGATGTAAGAGAACTTGAAGTAAGCAGACTGGATAAGATAGACTTGATAATCGGAGGATCTCCATGCACAAACCTGTCCATGTCCGGCAAGAGAAAAGGGCTTTCAACGAAAGAAGGCATGGAGGTTTTAGACTTGCAAACGTATCTTGAATTGAAGGAGAACGGTTTCGAGTTTGAAGGGCAATCATATCTGTTCTGGGAATACATGCGTATATACCACGAACTTATTGAACGTGGTGACAATCCCAAATTCTTCCTTGAAAATGTGGAAATGGGAAAGAAATGGGAATCTGTGTTCAATGAAACAATGGGGAGGAAAGGAATACATATTAACTCCGCCCTTGTATCGGCACAAAACAGAAGGCGCATATACTGGACGGATATCCATGACGATATTCCACAGCCGGAAGATAGGGGTATATTGTTAAGGGATATCCTTGAAGAAGAGGTTGATGAAAAATATTTCTTGTCTGACAAGATGATTGAATGCTTGAAGGGCAGGGTAAAGACGGAAAAATTCAGTCCTGTCCAGTTCAGTCCTATCAAGTTTCCGTATGAACAAAAGGCGCGCACAATAAATACAAGGTTGTTCAAGATGGGTGACAATGACAATTACATACAGGTGGATAATGCTCCGATATGTGTTGCGATGCGTGGGCGTGAATCAGCCTGCCTTACCCCAAAAAGAACCGAATATGGAAAACAGATAAGAAAGGAATATGAAGCCGGGATTGTAAAGGAACAGAGAAAGAACATCCAGCAGCTTGAACCTAGGGAAGATGGAAAAACCAATTGCCTTACAACCGTACAAAAGGACAACTTGGTATTGGTTGATAACGGTAATTTTCGCATTCGTAGGCTTACCCCAACCGAGTGTGCACGGCTTCAAACTATTCCCGAATGGTATATATGGGATGGGATATCCGACACACAGCGTTACAAGATGCTTGGAAACGGATGGAATATAGAAACAATCAAACATATCTTTAAATATTTGAAAAAACAATGAATGTACTAAGTTTATGTGACGGGATAGCTTGTGGACGTATTGCACTAGAGAGAGCAGACATAAAGGTAGACAAGTATTACGCAAGCGAAATAAACGAACCGTCTATCAAGGTTGCACTGGATAATTATCCCGATATAATTGAATTAGGGGATATTAGAAACTGGGACAAATGGGATATACAGTGGAAAGATATTGATTTATTGATTGGCGGAACACCATGCCAGGATTTCTCACAGTTAGGGAAAGAGAAACTGAACTTCGATGGCGAGCGTTCGGGATTATTCTTTGAATATGTCAATATACTCAACCATATCAGACAGTTCAATCCTAATATAAAGTTCCTGCTTGAAAATGTGAAGATGAAATCCGATTGGGCTGACTTGATTTCGTCACATCTTGGAGTAGACTATGTGTATATCAACAGTTCCGATTTCTCCGCGCAAATGAGAGCAAGATACTACTGGTGCAATTGGGAAATACCTGCATGGAAGGACAAGGGAATACTGTTCAAGGACATCATTACGGACGGGTATGTGGAGAAAGACAAATCATGGTGTATGCTTGAATCATGGAACAGGTTTGCCAAGAACCCCGAATCGTTGTTAAGAAGATATAAAAAATCACTCACACCGTTGATATTCAACTCACCCGACTGTAATCCCGAAAAAGGTTTCAGAACGCCCAATATTACGGAAGCGGAAAGATTGCAGACAGTTCCAGAAGGATACACAAAGTCAGTACAGCCACATATAGGGATGGGGCTTCTAGGAAATGGATGGACTGTAGATGTTGTTAGTCATATTTTTAAAGGACTTATATCATAAAAAAAGTCAGATAAGTGGATTTATTATGGAAATAAAGAATGGAATAATAATAGATGGTGTGTTGCATGAAATGAGCAAAACATTCAATGAAAATTTCGATTGCAGCGAATGTTCATTGTGTAAAGAATGCAAAGAGTGTAAGATGGAGCATGAATCATACCTGTGTAATGTGATGGGATGTTTCTGTTTTGTCAATCGTGGCAAAGTAACGGATATTAAAACAGAGGAGGAAAAGAAATGAAACAGACATTAGAAAAAGCGGCTCATTCTTTTGCTGAAAGCAGAAGCAGCGGAAGTATGTTTCCGGCATATTATATGGGGTTTATCGCTGGCGCAGAGTGGCAGAAAGAACAAGCTATCGAAGTTCTTTCCTCCGTTTTAGAGAATTGGGTACATGGCGGTGATGCAGACTGTATCATTGCGGAGTTTGAGGAAAAACTAATGAAAACGAAATAAACACTCCCCCTTGCTGGTAAACGGCAAGGGGGAGGATTGTGTTTATAACCCTGGACCCATAGAAAGAAGCAATGTACTTCCCTTATATGCAGCACTGTTAAGGCTTACCCATACCCTTGCAGTTCCTGCATTAATCAGTTCCGATGATATTAATATTCTCACCTTCTTGTCAATGCTGGAATTGGCGGATACTTGGAAATCTTCTATTGTTTCTCTTGATTCACCTATAACCATAGGATCTTCAAATTTCTTACTTGCAAACCTAGACATACAACTATTATTACGGAAAGAAATAAGGCTACTCGAACCGTTTCTTACTCTTACGGTAACTTCAATATATCCCATAACGGATGGCATCACTCCACCAAGTATTGTTATGCTTACGTAAGAACCAACTATCTCTATATCTCTTTTACTTACCATTGGAACAGTGTATGCTATATGAGCAATATCGGAGTCATCCTGCTTCAATATAGCTGTACTAAGGAAAGGATAAACTTCCCAATCACCAGCAGTCATATCCCACGAGTTTACAGTAACCGTAGCGTATCCTGTTCCTATCTTCTTGTCGGCAGTAACACGCCTAGACATCTGACTGGTCTTGTGCTTAACATAGACACCGAAATAGCAATCAGCTATCTCGGCAAAGTCACCCATGTTAAGAAAATCAGTATCATGCCCCTCCGATGGCATCATTATAGCCGCAGAACAGACAAAATTACTACTTGTAAACTGATTGGTAGCAGTATCCGGGCAGGAGAATCTACTTATCGGTGGACTGGCAAGATGGTTGTATCCGTTAAAGTCGGTAAGACGACATGGGAACCTACCACCTGTCGGTGCTGTATATTCCCATCCGTTCATGCTTCCATCTGCGTGTTTTGGCGCATCCCAGTATCCTGCCATTTGAAAAGGTTTGACACCACAGTTCCCATCCCATCCTTGCCACCATTTTTCATTTGGTCCAGGTGCAAGGCTTTCGTAACGTACAGGTTTGTACCGTGCCCACGGGTTTATTTTCCCGTGGGTGTTTGCGCACGCATACCCTAATTCATAACCATCACTAGTAGGACCGATGCCAAGAGTGGCGTAAACGTCACCAGCAAGGTTTATCGGGGCTGTAATCTTTCCATTAGAATGACTCATAATATTTTTTTATTTATTAATTGTTAATTCCTAATCTATTTTCCAATTCTCTTACTCTTTTCTTTAATCTTGTAACTTCATCGTCAACTTCCTGCAATCCCTTCCATACAACAGGAATAAGTCTTTCATAATCTATGGTGTAATAGTCCTTGAATATATCACTGACCCACTGACTGTAACCGCCGGAAAGTAAATCCTGGGCGATAAGACCATAATTCCATTTTTTATGATTGAATATCTCGGAATTTCTCTTGGCAAGATTGTTCCAGTGATATTTCACGCTCCGGAATTTGCGGATAATACCCATAGCATCATAACCCTGAATATCGGTTTTCAACCTTATATCGGAAGAGGATGCCTTGGCAGTAATTGCTCCAGTGGCTATTATATTCCCATTAGATTTTATAGAACCATTCACCGTCAATTTATATCCCGTGTCACCGCCATCTGGATTTTGCCCAATATATACTTGCCCACCCCTTGGTTGGAGCGATAAGTTACATCTTGATTGATACTGCGTAGGATAACTATGAGATTGTCCGTCTGTCGCATCAATAGAAGTCTGCAAACATATATTTCCGTCACTTCTTGCATCAGTTATACGCCCACTGTAAACCTTTAATGTAGCATCTCCAGTTTGCACAAATATACTTGTTGAAGTCATTTGCCCACCAACATCTCCAGAACCATTAAACGGCTGACCAAAAATATTTCTAGTATTGACAAGAACATTTGCCGCATGGGAAAGACCTGCTGTTCCTGCAACAACAGTGTATTTTGAACCGCCAGGTGTTCCCGTAGTGCCATTATTTTGTGTGGTCACATACCCATAAGGGTATTGTTCCACTATCTTTATTGCAATATACGGGTCATAACTGCCCTTGACACATTTCATCCATACTCTCCATGTTATGCCATCATCCGTTGTACATCTTAATTCGGGAAGCCAACTTTGCCCGAAATTTGTCACGTAGAAAATACAACCTGCATTATTATCTCTACCTCTTCTTATTCTAAGAACTGCACGCCCATTCATACCACCACCCGTTTCCACTCTACATAAGTCAAATATTACGTATGCTCTTAATTGTTCCTGCCCAGTAGGAATCACGAACCTTAAAAATTCTATATAGTCATAATTATTATATTGGGAAACAAAACCATCGTATTTACGATTCTGATAATATGCTCCATGTTGTCCGTCCAGTAAATCCGCGTTCAAGTTGGTATTCAATGTAGTGGAATTGCATTGGTAAGGCTGCGTGCCTGTGCCTACGGTGGACACGAACCTGCTCGATTCAGCATAATTACCTATTACAACCTTATTATCGTACAGTCCGATATTACATAATACATTATTGCTTGAATCTCTTGAATCAATCCAAACATAGGAACCTCCACCTCCCAATACCAACCGTCTAGCCGAATCCCAGTTTGCAGCTAGATAACCATTATGGGAAGTAATGTTGCTGTGTACATCTAATTCCCCTGTTCTTACATTCAGCCACATGGCATTGTTTCCTTGTGCCACAAACATTCCGCTAATAGTAGGATACCAACCTATTCCATTCCAAGAACCAAAACGTAAATTCGCATCGGTTGAAGAAGCTGTATCACCACCATCATGAATCCAATTACCCGAAGTTTTAACTACTCTTGTTCCATGAGGAAAATAAAATCCTTTGTTGGTATCCATCGCCAAATCCCCCGTCATGGTATCACCTGCTTTCTTTACGTAGCGTCCGTCAGCAATAGACGCATAGTTTTCAGTATGTAATAATCTATGCCATGCAGACGTTATCTTATTAGTACCATCATGTTTTCCTCTAAAAAACAAGTCTGTACTAGTTCCTCCTATCTGTAATGCAGCAAATTTATTGGAATCCCATAAGTTAGCTAATAATCCATATCCAGCAAAAGGGGCATTATTTGTAGTTTGTTCTGTTGTTCTTATTTCCTTAATTGCTCTTTCAGAATAAGTATTTAAGTCAAAAGTACCATCACTTCTACCTACACTTAATAAGAACCTTTCAGCGTGCAACCCGTCAAGAAGGTCTGCATTAAGATTACCCACAACAGTGTTACTTACCACAATAAATGGAGCCGTGCCACTTGCTACGGTAGACATAAACGGAACATAACTTGTAACCCTGTTCGCTGCTATACCAAATAAACTTTTCAAGGCAGAACTTGTACATACGTCCTCCACTGAACCCGCTAAAGATGATGTGTATGTTTGGAACAGGTGGGCAGCGGCTATATGGCGTATTCTATCCGGACCCGTATTACTTACATTTACAGCTTCATTATCGTTACCTAGGTCATTCCCTTTAAATAATACCAGTTCACTGCTTTCTGTACCACCCCAAAATCTTTCAGCAATGAATGTATGGTTATAACCACCTGGTGTATCTCCTGTCGTTCCGTAGAAATATATGGTATTGGGAGAAGTGGCGTTTCCTATATGCAAAGCCCCACTCATCGTTATGTTACCAACGCCTGTCATATCTCCGCTCACATTAGCTGTACCGTTGAAAGGCTGACCCCAAAGGGTACGGGAAGTGGCTAATCCTGTGGAGCTTATGTAGTTAACATAACTTGCATCACTTAACCCAGAGTTAGCTTGGTTAAAGGCAAATCTCAAAGTAATATTACCCGTTGTATTGGCATTGTTAGTTGTTATGCTATCATAGTTTTGTAATATAGTAGAAGCCCATCTTCCATAACTATTTCCACCTTCAACTCTTATAAAAATATACGCCTTATTATTTTTTACTTTGTAGTAAACGCTTCTCGCATGAGAACCTACCCTACTCATTACATTAACAGAGCATCTTGGGTTTTTGTTACCTTCATTATCATTGTTTGTACAAGCTATATGTAACTGTAACGCTGAATAGTGTTGATGCCCCCAAAATTCATTTGACAGTAATACAATATATGTGCTATATATAGTATCTATATTTATTTCAGCTATAAGCATAATATGTGTATCTCCGCTGACATAAGCAGTACCACCAGTAGAAGCCGAATAGTTGCTGTGTATAAACCCAAGATAGTTATATCCTTGAAGATAATTGCTATTTAAATTATTAACAAGCGTATTGCTTGAAACTATCAAAGGTGATAGCCCTGTGGCGACAGTTGACATGAATCTCGGTGCTCTCACGTCATTTGGAGTGACACGTAAAACCAGCTTGTTGTTATGGTCTACGACACCAAATCCTGCACTCTCCGTACTACTTCCTCTAAGGTTTCCTATGTACCAGTATGTGTCATACCAGTTGAACCTTAATCCGTTTCTTATAGAAGTAAGCCCACCATCATCGTTCTTGATAACTCCGTTATCTTTATAGATATTGGTAATATCACAATTTTCCACTCCCTTGAATACGATTGCGCCGGAAGTGGAAGCGGATGTAAGGGTTCCAGTCATAGTATCGCCAGCCTTTTTCACCCATCTACCGTCCAATACGGAAGTAGGGATATGACTTGCATCTATGACTTTACTTGAATCAGCCTTTTTCAATTCAGCCCACATAGCGTCAGCGTCAAGTCCTCCCTGCCCAGCCATGTCGTACAGTTTCTTTATCGTGTACGCATTAAACGTATTGTCAAGGTCTGAATCGGAGAAGGTTGTGCCGTCAGTAAGGTTTGCGAAGCTGTAAACGGTATTTACAACACCGCTGCCACCACCGCTACCACCTGTTTTCACGCCAAGAGCAGATACCCAACCGTCCGAGTAGAATCCTACCGTGTTTCCGTCTGTTCTATGCTTCACTCTCAGAGCCTTGTTTGCAGAATCGTAAACAAGTTGGGCATCTCCTATCTGTATATATTCGTTTGCTGTAAGTCGTGCTGCGGAAACGCCACCTGTAAATCCTGCTGAAACGCCATTGAGGTGTCCTTGTTTGTTTATTTGTATTACTCCTACATCTGACGTATCTCCATTAGGACGGAAATAAATCATACCCTCATTTCCATAGCTTGATATGACGGTATTGCCTGTCGTGTTACGGAAAACAGTATTTCCGCCATAAGACAGACCGATACCACTATTCATCAGAATATTCTTGGTAAATGTCTTTTGTCCCGAAATAGTCTGAGCAGTAGTCAAGGTAACGGCATCAGTAATCCCGTACCCTGCCAAAGTGGTAGGATTATCACCAACTGTAACACGCCCGTAGGTGTCTACTGTAACTTTCGTATATGTACCAGCATTCACCCCCGTGGTAGCCAGTGACAATGTGCGGTTTGCGGACAGGTTTCCACCTCCCGTAAGACCAGTTCCTGCACTTATCGTTATGGTCTTGTCCGCTTTCAGTGCAAGAAGTTCGGCTAGGTTGTCGCTTTCCGTAAGACCGTCAAGAAACGCTTCAAGCTCTTTCCATTTGTTGATGATGTTATCGGCATCGCTTCCTTCTAGGAAGTTGTTCAGCTTATTGCTTAACTGTGTTACGGTATTGTTAAGCGTGCCTAAGTCCTGTTGTCTAGCGAATGTTTCCCCGAATACGGCAGTAATGGTTTTTCCGTCAGAACTAAGTGTCATGTTTGTTACAGCATTTCCACTTCCCGACTGGGTGATGTTTTTTATACCACCACCTTCCTTCGCCATTTTCCAAATCTCGTTTATCGTGTACGCATTAAACGTATTGTCAAGGTCTGAATCGGAGAAGGTTGTGCCGAGATTGGAAAAACCATATACGTTTTTCACAAGTCCGTCACCACCGCTTCCTCCGCTTCCTCCGGGCGATACACCCAAAGCGGAAATCCATCCTCTGGTATAGAAGCCTATTTCCGTACTTCCGTCCGCATGCTCAAATGTGACTGCCTTGTTTACGGAATCATATACAATCTTTATATCGCCAACCTGCAACGCCTGTGTTTTCACCGTTCCGCTTATATTGGCATCTACAGCATAAATGTTCTCCCATCTTTTTGATTCAAGACCAAGTGTGGATGCGTTGTTCACGCTAGGAACTACATTTGCCGTAGACAACTGACCAGTAAATATCTTGCTTGCAGTAACTGTCTGTTCCGTATCAAGCGTTACAAATTTATTGTCAGGAATATGGGATATGTGAATTTTCTTTGTCGGATCATCCTTTCCCAACTCCTGCCACAATTTGTCCGTATTCATTCCGCCTTCCTTGGCTAGCTTCCATATCTCGTTGATGGTATATGCGTTGAATGTATTGCTAAGGTTGGAATCGTCAAACGTCTTACCTAAATCGGCAAATCCGTACACGGCCTTAATCAGTCCGCCTTCACCACCTCCCGGTTCTCCGCTACCACTCTGTGCGCCCAACGCTGATATCCATTGGTTTGTATAGAACGCTGACTTGCATCGTAACGCTTGGTTTACTTCATCCCATTCAAACCATCCGTTGAACTTCTGAAACGATGCAATAAGGTCATTAAGTAGCTGTTCAGAGAAAATATTTGTTCCGCTTCCCGTACCGCTTCCGCCTAATGTTACATTTGTCGTATTCTGCGTTGAAGCGGTCTGATTCTCCTGTGCCAGCCGTTCATAGAAAGACAGTATCTTTCTTCTTGCAATGGTGCATGAATATGACGGGAACATATTTTCCTTGGAATATTTAATTTCCAAAGACTGTATCTGCAACTGCATATCCACTATCTGACCGTTATCAGAGAAATCGAACACGCCTATTCCATCATCCCTTACCTTTAGCATATTTCCTTCTATGAAGTCAATGAAAAGGTTAGGATGCTCTGCCACAAATCCGCTAGATATGTCAAGCGAAACGGTTCGGTTCTCGTGGTCATATCTTGACAGGTAATCAAGAGCCGCCTTTTCAAGCGTGTTCTCAGCCATTGTCACATAAGATTCGGGCATGACGATATTCAGAATGACAAACTCCGTTCCTGCTGCAATTGAAGGAGATTTACCATCCGTATAAAGGGGAAGTTTGGCATTGTCGCTATCCGTTCTGTAGCATGATATTTTATATCGTGCCCCCTTATTAAACATGGCAACATCCTCTTCCGTTTCTCCCGTATCACCGTTTACTTCACCGTAAAGAGGAATAATACCGTTTTTGTTTATCTTAAATTCCGTTCCCGTATAAGTTCCTGTACGCATACTGAACACCGCATCCGTCACAGAAGCGTATTTGTAATAGAACCTATCCTGTGAACCGTCCTGATTACCGAAATGTATGTTGCAGGTCATTTCCTCACTAAAGCCTATCTTACAGCTTCCGGCAGGAACATCGGAATCAAACGTGAACTCAACACGTATGGTGACTGTCGTATTCTGACCTTTTTCTATATATCCTACAAGAGCGGTCTTGTCGTAAGGTATTTCAAGCATACCAGTAGCACCTTCCTCTCCGATAACAACCTCTTTCAATGGAGAAGCCTGCCCCAATACACGGTTTAAAACCATACGTAGGTTAATCTTAACCTTTTTCCCTAAAGCATCACTTCCTATAGGTAATATACTGAAAAGCATCTTTCCTGAGAATGATGCAGTAACCTTTACAGGCTGGTCATAATATGCCCTTGTACCATATATATCAAAACTCTCGAAATCCCTGTACTTGTCAAACATAGCATGGGGTTTGTACTGGGGCTGCACATTGTCGTTTATCTTGTCGGATGAATCACCGTCCTCATATACCTTGTATCCTAGGTTGAATCCAGGAGAGGTCATATAAATGAAGAAACTGTCACTATCATCACTCTTTATAGGAGTAGAACCGATAATCTTGTCTATCCGTGTAGATGCGCTAGCACCCTCACCTGCCACCTTACCCGATTGAGGGTCTGGTTCTCCATCTGCCTTGTATGTATCCCATTCTGGAAGTCCTGACGGGTACAGATCACCAAGTTTTTTCCCTCTGATGGAAGGATATATCCCACTGAACGTGTTTGATATGGTTTTCCCTCTTACACCATAGTTCTTCAATCCGTATTCGCTGTCAATATAATATCTTATATTCCCGTCAGAATCATTCGGAAGAAGGATATACGGGCAATAACGTGATTCATCGGCAGGCTTAGCGTCCTTCTTGTATTCGGGCGGAACGTTCCTGCTTCCGCCTTGTGGTATGATTCGGGTTATGACAGGTGTACTTGTGTCTACGGAAGAGGAAACTTTTACAGCACCCCCACCGTCACCTTGCTTGAATGTCCAGTTTACGGACGGTCTTGTCTTGTCCGTAATGGTTATTATCCCACCGTTTGCTGTCGTTGAGAAGTAATAATTGAGATAAAACTTGTCATAGAAGTTCTTCAATGCTTCAAACAGGTTGGTGCCATCGGTTATATCAATCATATCCTCCGTCAGTTCGCCTTCTGCATCCACATTAAGCGTCCATGTACCAATGCCTGTATATCCTGCACCCAATGACGCATTGTAAGATTCTATATTTGCTTCGATGCGTGCGGCAAGCTGCTTTGCGTCACCCCAGAACTGGAACAGACCGCCATGAGTGTATCTTATCTTATTTATTTCCCCACCTGTTCCGCTTACTATGTCAAGAAACGCTACATTCTGCAAAAGCACCTCCTTACCGTAAAACAGAAGGGAGTATTTGTATTTTCCTGCTTCGTTAAGATTATCTCCCGATGGAGCTTGGTACAAGATGAATGTATTACCGTTATATACGACTGTATCGTATTCCGATTCGCTCTTTGAGTTGTATGCCTTGAACTCTATCGGAACAACGGAAACGACTTCACAAGTCAATTTTCTCACTTCCTGCAAAGACGGGCTGTATGAAAAATCAGCACTCTCCGCAATAACCTTATTTCCTCTTCTAATCTGTAAAATCATTGGTCTTTAAAGCGTTGGTTGGTCAATACTGAAATTTAACGAAAATGTATAGGCGGATACAAGTCGGTCCGGGTTCTGCAAGTCCTGAACGTCCTGATAACTCAGCTTTGCACCTGTTTCAAACCCAGTGCATCTTATCACCTGCTTTGCTGATTCTCCCCATATATCATTCCATATAGAGAAAGAGGATGAACCGTATGGCGTACCAGGAGTGGCAGGTATCACATTGGTTATATATGAATAGAACGAACGGATATTCGTCTTTACCGTTTCCACATCTCCCAAAGCGGCAAATGTTATGCTTCCTTCCGTTGGCTGGTAAACAGGCGTGACAGGTTCGTACACCTTCTGACCGTTCTTGTCATACCATTTTTCGGCATAGGCTTCCTTTCTTGTCGGCAAATCCCATAATCCCTTGCTTTCAAGTATATACAGCCTGTATGTGGCATACAAATCCTTTGCCGTATCGCTTCCTTTCTTTATAAAATATTTAGATATAGCCATTCGTGTACATTGTTTATTAGTGCAAAAATAACAAAAATAGTCTTAGAAACCATCTAGTTTTAAAAAATAATTTTCTATATTTGCATCATAATCGGTGCTTTGGATGAGTGGTTTAGTCAACGGTCTGCAAAACCGACAACAGCGGTTCGATTCCGCTAAGCACCTCAAGTGATTGGATTTTTTTTGTTCATAATCAAACTGGAACGCCCTGCCAACTGTGAAGCTAGCAGGGCGTTTGTTTTAGTCAATTATAACCTTTATCGCATTTCCGCCTGACCTTGGGGCAATGGAAACGACACTTAGGAGTGCTGTCTTTATCGCCATAGTTGCGGCAAGCTGCTGCTTGAGAACTTCAAGCTGTGCCAGTTGTATGACTGTCATGTTTATTCCGCCCGTTCCTGCCGAACCACCGTTTAACGATACCAACTGACGGAGAAGATCGCTTTGTACAACCATTTCGTATCTCATCCCGTTAAGATACCCCAACGCTTGATTAAATGCATTCTCGTCAACTCCTGCAATGGCATTGGACAGACCTTCCGCATTTTCCTCCGTTTCAGTAAGCATACCACCAAGGGCGTTGTTTATCTCATTGACTACACCTCCGGCTTCCGCAAAGGCTGATTCCAATGAACCCATTACATTTCCTAGTATTATAAGTTCATCCTTATCTATCTTGTTATCCGCAAACATACCACCTTTGCCGTCTGCTCCGAACAATGTGGTCTGTACCTGTTGCATTGCCTTTTCTATGTATTGTTGCTGTACCCAACTCTTAACAACATCTCTCATAACGTCTGCCACAGTGTCCTTATAAGCCTTTGCAGCATCCTCGCCTTTCAGCCATGCTTCAACAAGAGCATCACCTATCTGACTAGCCCAGTCTTTCAAGTCAATACTATACAACTCACTGGCAAGTGTTTCTGTATAATATCTTATCTCGTACTCCAATTCTTTTATGGTCTGTTTGTATCCTTCTACCTTTTCCCTGTCGGACTTTTTCTTATCTTCTTCGGCAGCAAGAATATCCTTTTGAATCTGCAACTGTTCTTTTAAGTTGGAAACCTGTTGGGATGTCACCTCATCAAGTCTTGCCGGGTCTATAATGTGCTCAAATTCCTTTTCAAGCATATTATATATATTGGTCAACTTCTTTGATTCAAATTCAAGATCTTCTATATGCTTTTGGAGCCTTTTGTCATGCTGTCTGTTAAATGTAGCGATAACATCAAGAGGCATGGATATTGCCGAGCCTATCGCACCTGCAAAATCACCGCTTTTGAATGAATCCCATGATTTCTTCACGCCTTCATTCATAACTCCCATAGCTTCCGAGAACTGGTTCATTTCTCGCATGAAACCACTGTCAGTATCCTTACCCATAGAATCCATAAGGTTGGACACGGATGCGATTATCTGCTGCATGGCTTTTATGGCATTGTATATGTTGGTTATGATAAAGTCAATAAGATTCACCGTCTGCAAAGCGTTCTGTGCGGCAGCCATCATTCCTTTACCAGTCTTGACAGCTTCCTGTCCGCTCTTATATCTTGATTCGGCTTCCGACTTGGCACTCAACGCAGCGTTGGCAGCTTCTTCATCACCATTCTTCATCGCGTCCTCGTATGCCTTGGAAGCATTTTCGATGTCAGCCATAGCCTGTTGCATATCATTCATGCCTGCCATCATCTTTGACTTTCCTGCATCATAACGCTTGTTATACAGACCTTCAATACCTTCTTTCATGTACGTCTGCAAGTCAGACTGGTTATTCTTCATCATCTTCTCTATCTGCTTGTCCACACGTTCAAGTTCTTTCATGTATTCCTTTGCGCTGATAGCACCGGATCTAAATGCGCTGTTGAGCATTTCCCTTACCTTGTCAGCTACAGTATTTGCAGCTTCCATAGACATCGCTTCAACAGCACCGAAGAAGTTCTGATAGTCTGTGGTCAGCTTGAACAAGTCCATCTCTTCGCTTTTCTGCAATGCGGAAGTCAAGGATGTATTACCCATTCCTTCTGCGGTTGCGATCTTTTTACGGTACTTTTCTCTGATAATATCCACCTGGGTATAATAATCTCCATATTCAGCCAAATCATTAGCATATTGTCTAGCCATCTCACCGAAATAGCCTTTCCATGCGTCAATCATACCTTGGATAACTTGTTTCTGTTCATCACCTATATTCTTATTCCCCTTAATAGCCTCCTGTACCTGATTGATATACTGGTTCATTGAGGTGAATGAAGATGTGTCGGGCACGACAGAAACGCCAAGGTCAAGATTCATTCCTGCCAATGCGGATTGCAAATTGTTATATATACCTGCTGCAAAACTTTCAGCCATGGTAGATGTGTCACCGCTGAATTGAACGGCAAGGTCTAAGGCAAGGTCTGAATCACCCGTTATCCCAAGTATGTCACTGTAAAAGTCATACTTGTTCTTGTATCTGTCAAACTCATCCGTAATCCTCTTCATCACCTTCTTGGCTGCATCAACATAAATTTCAGAGGACAATTCGGCTGCTTTCCTTGCATTTTTAACAGCATCCTGTGGAACACGTGTTTCCAATTCCTTTGCAGCCTTGTTGTAATTGTCAACAATAGCCTGTTTGTCATATACAAGGTCTACGCCAAGTTTTAACGCCTGTGAACCGTAGATGGATTCAATCTGCTTTTTGGCTTCTTCCTTACCTATGTTAATGCTCAAATCCTTGAACTTGGAATAGGCGGATTCAAGCAATGACAACCTGTTTTTCCAAAGGTCAGCAAGAGGATCTCTTTTTTGTGCTTCCTTTTTCTGCTTTTCCAGTTCAAGGTTGAATTGTTTTGCTGTTCCCGTAGCCTTTGACATCGCTTCGTTGGCAGCGTTAAACTCGCTTATTATTTGCCTTAATGTTTCAAGTTCTTCAGGGTCTACCAATCCTGTCAGTTCGTATTTATCCCCTACTTTTTTCAGTTTACCCTCTTTGGAAAATTTGTCAATAGTTCTCTGATAGTTTTCTATTGTACTTTTTGAATCCTTATATTCCTTTTTTACGGCATTAAAGAAATCTTCTACAGTCTTTATATCTGACGTTTTGATTGTTATAGTCCACGCTTTTCCTGTAATCTCGTCAAGAGATTTCTTCCATCCTGTCAATCCTGCTTGGGCTTCCCTATCATCAAGTTCAAATTGAATACGCCATCTTTCTTTTGCTAGTTCGTTTAATTTCTTTCTAGCATTTTCCCCTAATTCATTAGCTACTGCAAATTCATCAAGATGTATCTTTAATTGTTTCTGTTGCTCATCAGTAAGGTTTTTTACATCTATATTACCAAATACATCTTTAAGTTTTTTCTCAGTATATTTTGCAAATAAATTAAATGATGATTCAAGTTTTTTTACTTCATCCGTAATGCCCATCCTCAATTTCTCATACTCCTTCAACAATTCCTCACTGTCAAAATGGGTTTTGTTCTTGAATATTTCAAATGTCCGTGCATCTCCTGACGTTTCAGCCAAAGAACGTATCTTCTCTACAATAGTAGCCGCCGAAGCCCCTTTGTTTATCAGTTCGGTAAGTTCGTTTCTCCATTCCTTAGTACCCTTACCCATATTTATAATCTCCTTGGATGCCTGTACTATCTGCCCACGAAACTCTTCTATATCCTTACTTGCCGAAGTGAGTTTTACAGACGATTTCTCGTAATCTTTAAGCATATCAGAGAATGAATCGCCAAATACGCCCGTAGATGTTGCCTTATCCGCCTTGAACATTATATCCGCATTTTCAGCAGCACGTTTATAAACCTGCTCTAGTTCCGATGCTGACTTTTGCAGATATTCCACACGAGATCTCTGATCATCTATTTTCTTACTGTTTTGTACTATATATTGCCCCATATTGCCATATTTAGACAATATTCCAGTCAGTGTTTCTTCATACGTCTGCAACTGTTTCGTGTCAAGCTGTTCAAGGTTTTCCGGGGTGAGTTTGTCGAAGTTTATCTTGTCAAGGTCTTTTTGCAAATCACTGTATGATTCACGGAAAGACTTTGCACTGTCCTTTATCTTCTGATTGAACTCTTCCGAACGTGCAGACATAATATGAAACGCTTCCGCTACAAGCCCTGCAACGGTAAGTATTGTCATAAGAGGATTAGCCTTTATCGTAAGCCACAATGTTTTCAATGAATTTGTCAAACCGAATGTTGCCAGTTTGAATCTGTTCATCAACATTGTCGTTTTTGTCATAGACAACATTCTTGCAGCTTCCGCACCCGTCAGTTTAAGTTCGGTGACAAGAAGATGCCGTTCAGCCTGTGTCAGCATATTCGTGGCAAGAATACGTTTTGCCATCTCTGCTGACATCTTTCCCGAATTAACGGCAGCAACTATCTCTACGGCAGACAGTTTTGACGCTGTCGCTATCTTCCACCTCTCGGCAGTAGTGAGCGTTCTGTACATTGCAGCCTGTTTAAGCAACTGGGCTTCCCGTAATTTCTCAGCCTTAATAGCATTAGTTGTTGCGACAACTTCTTTTCCTAGCATGGCTGTTCTAGCCAACTGCAATCCTTTCAATGCGGCATATCCTACAGCAACACCCTCTATTGCTTTGGAGAAATATCTCCAGTTGTTCATCGCATCGGTTATGCTTCCAACAATTCCTTTCAGAACGGAATCATTCGCCTCGCCTATGTCATTCATCATAATCTTGTATGAATCGGCAAGGTTACTTACCATACCTTTCAAAGATGCAGCTTGTATTTCCTGCATTTTGTAGAACATACCACCATCTTCCGTCATTGTGGTAAACATCTCCCGAATATACTCAAAAGGAATCTGACGTGTTGATATGGCGTTGAACACATCATCAGTAGTTTGAGCCACGCCTCTTACTTCTTCCAGTTTTTTTCTTAATGCGTCCAATGCAGGAATACCAGCTTCTGTCAACTGACGTAATTCCTGTCCCCTTAACACACCTGCGCTTCTTATCTGTCCATAAGCTAGAATAATACGCCCCATATCAACACCAAGACCTGCGGAAACGTCCGCAAGGCTTTTCATTGTACCGTACAATTCATTGACAGGTATCTGGAATGCTGCAAGCTGTTTGGTATATCCAACCAAATCACTGAACTGGAAAGGAGATATTACAGCAAGCCCCTTAATCTGACTGAATATCTGGTCAGCCCGTCTTGCATCCTGTATAATGGCACGTAAAGATACCTGTTGCAGCTCGAACTCCCCACGAATGGAAACAAGTTCCTGAAACATATCTCTGAAAAAGTAGAATCCTGCATAAGTCTTTATCGTATTAACAAACTCACGCATCATTCTGCTCTGCTTTGTCAGTTCCTCGGAAAACTCTTTTGAACTTGCAGCATTTTTCTGATTGGTCTGCTGCATCTTTGTTCCATAGGATGTGGCTTCGTTTACAAACTTGTTATGCTCCTGTATCTTCCTGTTTAGAAGAGTAAGGGTACGGTTATAGTTTGCATCAGTCGTATTAAGTGCATTACGCCTGTTCGTCAATTCAGAAATAAGATTGTTAGCCTGATTGATAGACGTAGGATTGATATTAAGCAATTCATTCGTTGATGTTTTTCTTAAAGATGATTGCAACTTCTCCAATCTGCCTTGCAATTTCTGAATAAGAGCGTCAGCCTTTGTTATCTGATTGCTGTTTAAAGGAACTTCAACCTTGAATTTATTCAATAGTTCAAGTCGTTTTTGTATGGCAGCAATCTTCTTGTTCAAGTCCTCAGCACTTCCCTCAGGCATACCAAGGGCAAGTCCAGACTGACCAGAAAGGTATTGTAGATACTTCTGATTGGTCTGCTGCATCTTTTTATTCGCCTGTTCCTGCTTTGATGCTTGTCTATCCATCTCCTTTGTCCGTGCAATCTCCATCTCGTATTGCTGGCGTAGAAGATTAAGTTCTCTCTCATCGGAAATGGACAATTTGGGCGCACTGTTAGCAGTAAGGGAATATGCCGTTTTCAATCTGTTCAATTCAGCCACAAGATCATCTATCGCTTTCTTCTGACTTTCAAGATTGGCTTTTCTTGTAGCCATTCCCTTATCTCCGCCTGCATTGCCTAGGTTACGGTAAGTCTTTTCCAGTTTGTCATACTCTCTTGTCGCTTCGACAATCTTGTTTGACAACCCTTCCATCTGAACAAGTATATCCATTTTCTTGTTCGACTTTCCTTTCCCTACCTTGGACGCGTTTTCATTCGCTTTATTTATCTTATCTACAACCTCGCTAAGTTCTGCATTCATTTTGCCTATATCGGTCAACATAGGCTTGAAGGACATCTCCTGGTTAAAGGTGTCCTGCAACTTCTTCTGTATATCCTTTATCTGTTTGTCAAGACCGGAATCATCTAGCCCAATCTTAAACTTTAATGCTCCTAAATCAACATCAGCCATAGTTATTGTTTTTTTAATTATTGCAAAAATAGCAAAAATAAACACAATAGCATGATTTACAACAAACAAAAACCCATTAGTATTTTTTAACATATTAAAAATTGTGGATAAAAACGATTATGTTATCTTTGCAATAAAATAATTTTTTAACTATGGCTATAGAAGAAAACAAAGTAACACTCGTTGGCGTAAATTCAGCTAGCGTAACATTCAGCAATGAAGCTAATGTGGAAAAACAATACAAGGTGAATGCGAATGTAAACGTATCAAACGGAAAAAACATTGATTCATTTGATGGCGGAGAGGTGAAGTCATTGGAATCAGAGAACCAACTCGCCACATTCTATTTCAATCAGAACGGTGGTATCGCAATCAACTACAACGATCATCCCGATTTGGAAGCACAAATTGCTATCATTACCATCATCAACTCTTTCGTAACCGATGTGAAAAAATACATTAACACGAAAGGAATCTCATCAGTTTCAATCTAAAAAAGGCAAGAAAAATGACGAACCAAGAAATGTTTTTAAAGAGATTAACTCTCTTGAATATCCCCTTATCACTAGAAGGGAAGGAACTTCCATCAGAACTGAAAGCAAAAATCATGCTTATGCGTGTCGCTTACGACAAAGCTGCAAAAGCATTCGATGATGATATGCAACAGGTTCTTAAAGAAATAAAGAAGGAAGGATATGACGAGCGCGCACAGAAAATCAATCACATGAAAGAGATTGACGGAAAGGAAGATGCGACAAAAGAGGAAAAGAAAGAAGCGGATGAAATCAGAAAAACAGAAGAAGATTTCAACAAGGAAACAGAAGAACTGAACAAAGCATACTCCGAAGCATACCAAGAGAAAATGAAAGAGGAATGTGATATGAAGCCTAGAAAATTCGCTTTTGAAGGATTCGCTAAAATCATTGAACTTATTGGTACTGACGGTGCAATTAAAGTGAAATGGAACTCTCCCGAAGCATTGGAAATACCGAAGGAGGAATTTATCTCGCTTATCGCAACAAATCTAGTAGATGAATAAGCCATTTTCTATATTGCTATTTTTTTTGTTACTGTCGTGTTCTTGTTCACGCAAGCTACTTCCATCTTCGACAAATACAACTATAGTAGACCACAACACGACAGTAACGGAAAGAGTAGTATGGCAATCAAAAATAATAACTCTTCCAACAGAACACATACAACATACAACATTTGAAGATAGTTCACACTTGGAAACATCATTAGCCATATCAGACGCTAAAATAATGTCGGATGGCAGGCTTTTTCATAGTTTGAAAAACAAGAAAGACTTTTTACAAGACAGTATTCCATCCTTGGACAAAGAAACGGTAGTGACGAAAGATTCGATAATAACCGTAGAGAAAATTGTAGAAGTAAAGGTAGAAAAGGAATTGTCTAAATGGCAAAAAATACTAATCAATCTTGGATACATAGGTATCGGTTTCATATTGTTTTCAGGTTACAAAATAGCCCGAAAGTTCGTGTAACTTTCGGGCTTATTTTATTTATCTACTGAACTAGGTGCTGGACCACTATCCTTTTTCATCCGAAGAATCACAGGATCGGTAATGTTATGGTAATACCCGTCTGTATGCTTATACACGATAGATAATTATATACAATTAATTATACAATTATATAAATACCTAACAATTTTCGTTTCTACATACCGCTGGATTTTATAAATATAGCTCTCATGCTTAAATTTGTCCATTGATTTTGCCCAGATTGTTGTGCTTGTAGGTTAATGCGCACCATTTTGGATGTACCTGTAACAAAATCTTCAAAGGCAGATCCAACGGTTACATAAACAGTCTTAGTTTCTTTACCAGAAAGTATTATGTCTGATGTCATAGGATTCATGTCTATTCCTGTAACAAACTCAGCATTATAATATCTAGATACAGAATCGCTTCCACCTGAATTAAGAGTACCGTTAACTTCTATACGAAATCTATATTGTTTGGTTATGTTAGTATTCCCCTCTCTTTTATTAGTAACCGTAAACTTAAATAAAATATTTGAATATTTAGTATAGATATCAAACGGGTTACTAGGATTTATGCCAGTAGTAAGATCATGCCAATTCATTTGACCATAATATGCAATACCGTTAAGAAGAGCAGATATTAAAGGTTCATTTACTATTCTAAATATCATAACAGGATAATTGTCATTATCCCAAGGAATAGGAACGCTCATAGGATATGATTCATCTCGTAGGTAAAAAAGTGCATAAATATTTCTCCCAATATCAGATTCAGAAAATCTAAATTCTATTTGAGCACCCATTCCTCCGTTTTCAATAGGCGTACTAGCCAAAATAGTTCTTATAACAGCAGGAACAGGCACAGTAGTAAGCGGATTTTGATAATACAAATCAACAGCTAATTTAAGTTTAGAAACTGTATGGCTTAACGCATAATCCAAATCACTAAGGACTATACTATTGTCTGAAACTTTCGTATAACGTACTTGATATAAATATACCGTCTGAGCTTGATAATTTACTGTAACAACATCATCTTTAATTACGCGCGTCCTTAAAAACGTTTCCGCATTATGATAATACCCATCAAAATCCAATATCCTAAATGGTTCGCTATTTCCACCTCTTGGAGGCTCATATTCATAAGATGTATTATTTTTGTAACTAGACAATACATCCCCATTGACATTTACGTTCAACCCGCAATTAGCATTATTATCACCTTTCCACCAAGTATCTAATTTTGAGTTTATAGCCACATCAGCATATCTTACAGGCTTTTTCTTACTCCATTTATTTATTTTCCCGTGGGTGTTTGCACAAGCATACCCTAATTCATAACCATCACTAGTAGGACCGATACCTAGAGTAGGATATACATCACTATCCAATCCGACAGGTGCAGTAATTTTACCGTTAGAGTGACCCATAGACTACACCTCCACAAATTTATTGCAGACGATATTGCCGCCTAAAGCCAAACTACCCGTCACACGTACATCACCATCAATAATGATAGCTTGTGACAAATCAAACTCTTCTGGTATATCACTACCATCTAAGGCTATTATCTCATAAAGCCCCTCTGTCGGGCTAAAGCCCCTCTGTCGGGCTAAAGCCCCTCTGTCGGGCTAAAGCCCCTCTGTCGGGCTAAAGCCCCTCTGTCGGGCTAAAGCCCCTCTGTCGGGCTAAAGCCCCTCTGTGCTCCCTCGCTCCGCTTCGGTCGCACACCAAATTTCCGTTTACAAACAAATTAATTTTCATGTTTATTTTTTTTTTAAATATTTCGCAACACTATCCATTACACACTCAACACACCAACCTAAAAGGTATGCAAAGTGCTCATCCTGCCCATTTTCATATCCCATAGAAATATCACAATACCCAAATACATTACAAGCATAATGGATAGATTCATGAGCAACAGTTCTCACCCCTATACCATCGTTGGATAACCAAATAAGTACACCTAAATGGTTTGTACTTTTTTCCCTTACAAAAATAGTCATGCCATTACATCTCTTAATTTCATCTTTGGATGTATCTATCGGGTCATGATTAAGTTTGGTGAATTTTCTATATATTTTTCCCCATTGATCATCCCCCACTGCAACATACAGTTTAAGGGGATATATTTTAGGATCGTATTTTGTTATCATCGCAAAATGTCTTTTAGTAATATATCGGGATGCTCTTCTTTAGGTTTAGATTCTTTGAATCTATATATAAAGCCACTTGCATCCTTGTTAGCTTCCTCATATAAATCTTCTGTAAGAGAAGCCTTATACAACTTAACTTTCTCTTCAAAATGATAATCAAGTTTAGGTTGGTCCATTATTACTGCCTGTATATAACTCCATGAATATTTCCATAGCAAAGCCCAGTCCTTGATTATCATCAATCCTCCGAATAGTCTTAAATCTCCTCTGAATTGGGGGAAATCTTTTTGGATAGATCCTCGTGAGCCGATTTTGCATCGAGAGATAATTTCATGGCATCCTTCTTGCTTAATGTCGCTGTCGTATCTATCAAGAACGCTAAACGGATTGTATTTGTAAAAAAATCACTTACATTAGCCCCCTCCACGATGGCTTCTATCAACGGAGTTAGTTCCTTATGGTCATAGTGCCTGCTTAACCACCAAGCGTATATACGTCTTGCAAAAGGAATTATCTCAAAAAACCAATAGTTATTCAATACTCCTGCCGCTGCAACTTTGTACGGAATAGATGCGTCATTTTTCATAATTGCAATCATTTCCTTTTTTGCTGTATCTGGATTGATAATATCACGTATCAGCAGCTTATCCACAATATAGTCATATGCACCCAGTCTAAGACCACGCACCTTGAATTTCTTATTGCCAACCATAACCTCTTTGTATTTATGAGTGGCAAACTTCTGCATCTTTATCTGATCATCTAAGTCAGGTTGTTTCCAGTTGAATATTCCCATTTTTAAACTAACTTGAACGGTTTAATCATTAATTTTCCTTTCACATCTACCTTTGATATGTTCTTTGGAGTATTTGTATAAACGAATACCCTTGTATATTTAGACGATACAATATCAAGTTTGGCATCGTCAATCAAAGAAACATGAACTATGCTGTTGTCAAGCGCAACAAGGCTAACATGGCTGTTATCCTTGACATACATTTCTCCTATACCGAAATCGTTGAATGTGACAACACAATCACACGAACCATTAAAAATAGACCATTTAGGATTGCTTATGAAAAGATTGGTATCATCAACAAAGATATTAAACTTCTCCCTAACACCAGCAAACTCCTTCTTGATTATTTCATTTGACGGGAACCTGTTTAACAGGCAGAAGTCAATGCCTCTGATATATTTCTCGCATAATTCATATTTGTCCGGGTTTCCCCATCCATTTGTCCATTCCTTACACAGTCCAAGGCTTATAGCTTTTAGCTTTAATTTATCAGACAATTCTTTATCTGTCATGGTGTTATTTTTTACAGCAAAAATACAACAAAGGTTAACAAAAATCAAATACAATCAGTTAAAAAACAATAAAAGCCGGACGAAAACGCCCGGCTAATAATTCATCACCCGTCTACATCAAGCACCCACTCCCGAATTGTCAAGTTCGAGAACCATCATGGTTTTCAAATACTGAGTGTTAACTTCCAATGCTGTCACAGTAACGGAGAATCCAAGGTATCCAGCGTTACTTGGAGCACCTGTGAAGCTGACAGCCCATGATGCCTTCGGGAAGAAGATCATACGGTCACCAGTACCGTTGATAATACCGATAGGACGTACAAACTGCTTGAATGAGCTTGCACCAAACGCTTTCAGTTTCTGAGAAGCTCCCTTGCCGAAAACATCCGCAGTGTCAGTCAAACTATCCAATTCCAACTCAGCCTTTGCTTCATTTCCTTGCGTAAAGAAAGCGAAAGCAGCTTTTGATGTAGACATACCTGTAAAGGTAAATGCCATAGTTCCCGGTGTGATATTTTGGAATACGGTAGCACCCTGTTCGTTCTTTGTTTCAGAAGTATCAGCGTCAGTACCAGAAGATTCCGTAGTACCAGACTCAATATTTGGAAGAATCTTCGGATTCCTAAAACTTGAATATTGAGTACTATCGGTGATTTCAATCGCATCAAATGTCAAAGCAGCCGACTGCCCGTTCAAGTAAGCAGGGCTAGTGTCTAAATTTACTCGTGCCATTCTATTTTCTGTATTTAAAAAGTTATTGTTAATTGTTGAAAACGTATCTACCGATGCGCCTCCACTGTTTTTTCTCACGTTTCTCATGCAGCTAATCCTTTGAAATATCAACATTCAACAGGACGGACATATAATAGAACCCAACCCCGTCAAACATTGGTGGTAAAACATTAAATATCTCGAAATGAAGCTGCACAGTCTTTTGCGGGAACAGTTCTACCATTTTCTCACTCAACGCATCCATGACAGACGGATATACGTTCCCTGGCAATGCCCTTACAAACAGAGTAACCGTAGCCATCGTTTCGCCTTTCCCGAAGTGACCGTAAGGGCCGCTCTCGGTATTGCTGACAATTCTTGTATTGTTGTTTACGACAATAAAACTAGTTACCTTATCATCAACACTTGCAGGACGCTGCACCTTATATACATCGTCAGCAATCTTCTTGTCCAATACAATATTGTACAAGGTGGTATTTATTGTTGAAGGATTAAAGTAGCCCATAACTTCACTTAAAATATTTGTTTAACATATTAGCTGCAATTTTCTTAAAAACCACAGTATATTTACCCCCTTTTAAATCTGTCTTTGTCTTAATCCAAGAATCTGAAAGAACGTTCAACAGGTGATAGTTCTCAACATACTTGGCATAATACATGACAGCAGCGACAACCAGTTCATATTTTTCAGAACCATCGGATTTATAACTATTGAAGAAATCTTCGGCAAGTTCACGCCCCCAATACTCGACATTGTTACGTTTCCTAGGCTCATTTGCAACTTTCGTTGCATTTGCCCACACAATCTTCTTTAGGACCCCATCTTTGTAAATGCCACATCCATAACTATCTTCAAGATTGAAAGTTTGGTTGGTAAAGCCCTCCAAGTCTTTTATATCATCCATGATATTCGTAGCAATATACTCCATGAACTGCATGATAGAAGCATCCAAGGCAAGCTGGACATTACTACCAAACTCTTTCAATACTTTATCGTTGTTATTTGCCTGCATTTTTTGTACTTGTTTTTCTTGTTACTGGTTTACTCAGTTTCTCAATCTGCTTTTTTAGCAAATCTCGATCATCTTTAGCGTATTTCAGTTCTGTTTTAATATCATTCAGTTCATTGTAAAGCTCCTGTATCTTCTGATAAGCATCGTGGAGAGATTGCTGATAACTCAAAATTTCCTCTTGCGCCTTCTTCAACTGAGCACCCTGAATAGCAAACCCCTTTTCAAGATTGTCCAAGGTAGAAGAATCAATTTCAGTTTCCATTTTTTCCTTCTTCTGCTTAAACATTAACATTGAAGTTAGAAGGGTTATGCCATTTGTACCCAACAAAGCAAGTATTATTTCCGTCCAATTGATTGTCATAGTATTCTAGTTTTCTATTTGGTTAAAGTATATTACCGTACCAAATTCCATATTGTTAAATGGAGGTTTTTTTATCTCACGCCAACTATTGCTGTTGTCCGAAAACGGATGGTTGAAATTCTGCCAATCCAACAGACACCCGGAAGGTATGGTTACATCGTTATCTTCTAGGTAGGCGGCATATTCGGATTTATCAACATCATTCGTTTCCGAACCAGTATCCTTTTCCTGTATGTTTGCCCTTCCTTCGTATATCATCTCCCAATACGGGGTGGTATGATATTTATCCGAACTGTTCTTGTTCTGATAAATTCTCACCATATCAGGAAACATATCCTCACCTAAAATACTCTTTCCCATACTACCATCTTAATCTAGTTATTTCAACATCAGTTCCAACATCCAAATTCAAACCCCATTTGGCGTATAAATCCTTTGCGCGTTGTTCCAATCTTTTCTTGTCATTGATAGAAATAGTCTTGCTTGTGTCAGTAATTGACCAGTTACCTGCCTTTTTCGTCTTTCCCTGTATGGTTGAAGGGGCAGTACAAACAATGAGCAACAAATCGGCATAAGCCAAATCCTTCTTCATCTCAGACGTTTCACGGCTGTCATCAGACAAACGGAATCCCCATTTCTGGGCAACACTGATATACGATGTGTTTTTCAACTCATAGTCAATCTGTGCTTTCAGATATTCACGCATAGACATATAAAAATATGCTTCCACCTTCATGTTACCCTTTGCTGTTATCTGAGGTGTAACCTGAATAGTGTACGGATTATCTGAAACTTTCAGCCTATCTTCCGGCTTCAATGTTTCATTGTCAGCAATAAGCCAATATCCGAACTCCACACTTTCTTCGGGAATAGCTTGGAGCGTGAGAGTATCTCCAATGAAATACTCCCCTGCGCCTTTTGCTGTGCCTTCGCCATTTATATCAATAATGACCTTCATGGTTCAACTTTTTACAATCCTGTATTTGACTGTTCGTCAACCTTCATAATGATAAGGTTGTTAGGATTCTTCATCACAGGACACGCCCACAATTCACCTGAACTCTTTTCTGCATACGGTTCAGAAGAATACTGATGCAAGAATGCGATACGTCCGCCTTCCAAAGAGGAAATACGTACAGCCGGGTTGGTATCCTGCAAATACATTGACGGTGAGTTCTTGATACGGAAGAACTGACCGCTCTGAACAAGAACAACGGTGTTCTTTTCAAAAGACGGTTTGGCTTCCTCAATCACGCCAAGTTTGTTCCATTTTGATTTTTCCTCAATAGGGATAATCACAGGAATAGAGAACACCTTCATCAGCACATCAACAATTTCCTGATTGTTCATAGGATAGATTGTAGTAGATGCTGCGGCAGGAACAAGACGTGCCTGTACTGCTGCTGTCACTTTCGGGTGCATCAAGAAATTATCATACAAATCCTTTGACATTTCAAAATGATCGTATGGTACACCGTCATTATCGGCAATCTTGCACATTCTTTGAAGGTCTTTAATAGGATCTGCATTTTCGTTCGGTGTCCAGTCTGTATCGCTAAACCATTGCTGTTTTAACGCTTTCAACTTATGTTTTGCAGGAACACGATAGTCGATCTGAACAAGAATTGAGTTAGTGCCACTGGCTGTATAGTTAAGCATACCTGTAGAAAGAGCCTGATAAGTCATACAGTTCAACTCGGTATGGAAGCCTTGGATACACGCTTCCATCTTTGTGAACCACTTCTCACGGATCTTGTCAAGCAATGCACCTTGCGGAATGTCAAGTTCATAGAACTCCTGAATATCGGTTTCCATAAACTGAATGGCGTGACCCATCTTCGGAATACGGCCCGAATACCATTCAAATCCCGTAGTGTCCATAATAGGCTTTTCAGCCAAAGGAGCCAGCATTACAGGACGGGTAGCCTGTGTGTATTCGTCAACCATGACATTCCATGATTTACTCATCTGAGGAACATCCCAATCTCCGTAGCTTCTCCAGTTTTCGTTATCAAATTTCTGATTGGCATAATCCATAAGTTCCTGCATCTCCCTAGAGAAATGCCAATCATAGAAACTAAATGTCGATCTTTGCATAAAACGAAAAAATTTAATTAGTTATACAATGTGTAACGGAAAACGCAAGGATATGATTCATCATCCTTCATCGCCTTTTTGATTGCCGAAGCTACGGGCGGAATGCGTTTTTCCAAAATCTCACTTGTCACCATCCATGCACCGTTGAAAGGATAGAGAGTGGCACCGGGAATGGTGTCAACATCATAAGGCAGGATAGCATTAGGAATAACCTTGAATTCTGCGCTAGCACCAACCTGTGTAACTTCAACCAAAATATCGGTCAATTCCAATTTATCTGCATCCCCAGACAATGTAAGGATGTCATATTCGTCATGAGACGAATCAATAGCGTTAATGGTAAAGCCAGTTGTAGTACCTGCGGCAGTAGTAGGTGCTTTACCGACAACCATGCCAACCTTGGCAACTGTATTACCCATGATTTTTTCAACTTTTACCGTAGCACCAGAATCCGATTTCTCGTACATTCTGAATGAATAGTGAATGTCACCGCCATTCTGCTTTGAGGAATCACATTTAATCATGGTACCAGCCGGAAGTTTGTTCCCAACTGTAGGCATACGTTCTACTGGAACGTTACATCCTACCAACAGTACGTGCAAAGACGTATCATTAGAAAAGATATGTCTTGCGCCACCAATCTTACTATAACTTGTTGCAAGAACTCCTGCTTTCATAATTAAAAAAACTATTTGTTAATTTTACTGTAATATCGGCTGACAATGTTGTTTTCCTTGTTAGCCTTATCTTCTTCTCTCTTTCTATCTATGAATGACTTTACATCGCTAGAACCACCCTTGTCAGAGATGAAAGGATTAATGCCATCCTTTGTGTATTTAGTACACGTTTCATTGTACTTTCCCTGTATTTTCAGAAGAATGCTTGTATCTTCCTCTTCGGGCGAAATCTGAATGTTCTCAAAAATGATGTTGCGCAACAACTCGTTAGGCATACCCGCTTCCGGGCGTTTAATCAAATCAGACAGCTTCTTGCGCTTTTCAGTTACAATCTGCTTCTGCTTTTCCTCCTGCTCTTTAGCTTCAAACTCTTTCTTGAACTTTTCAAACTCTTCAAGTTTAGCCTTAACATCATCGGGCAACTCAAACGGTTTCGGTTCGGGTGCTGGTGTCGGTGTAGGTTGTGGTTGCGGTGCTGGTGTCGGTTGTGGTGCAGGATGTGATTTTTCCCATTCCTTTTTCAAGTTGGATATTTCCTGTTCCTTGATTGTATCCCACTCTTTGCGCTTATCAGACGCAAACGCTCTTACCTGACCTGCCACTGTGTTCTTTAAATGATTTACAACACTTTCATTCCAGAACTTTTCCGCATTTTCCTGCGGTGCGAACGCTGAGAACTCATTGATTGTCTGTTCGATTGTACGATCTGTAATAACGGAGCTACTTTCTCCCAACGCATTCTTGATACCTTCAAAAATGACTTTTACATTTTCATCCATATACTATTTGTTTTTTATATGATTCATGCACAAGACCTTTGTGCATAGTAAGTACCTCTTACCGATGCAAATGTAGTTAAAATTTGTGTATAAGCAAAAAAATATTTAAAAAAATATTATATTTGCGAATCATTATAATACAATGGAAGAAATTGATTTAAAATACAGAGGATTAAAGACTAAGGATGTTGTCAAATCGTTAAAACGATATGGCAAAAGGGGAATTATACCATATAAAAGCCTTGATTTCGTCCAAAAATATATAGAGGACAGAAGAAGCAAGGGGTACAAGGTAAATTTGCTTGCCCCACAGAAAGGTTCGCAGGAAGCATTTTTAAGGAACAAGGCAGGAATAAAAATACTGCACGGGAATCGTGGGGGAGGAAAATCCGTATGCCTTGGAATGGATATACTGAGTTCATGCAACCACCCGTCATTCTCCGCGCTCGTTTTCCGTAAGGATAAGACATCCGCAGAAAAAGCGGACGGTATTCTTAAAGTGGTTTCAAAAATGGTTGAACCTTATGGAGAATATATAGACTCTAAACGTCTTTCAAGATTGGATGCAGGTGGAGAAATACGATACGATTATTTCGGAGATGCATGCATATCAGGAGAAAAGGGTATAAATGATTTTAAAGATAGACAACAAGGAGGTAATGTTGTTAAAGTAGTTGTAGACGAATGCTCACAGGCTACAGAACCGATTGTAAACTATCTTCAAACAGTATTGCGTTCCTCCTCTGGACTTAGGACAAGTTTCTCAGGAGCTTGTAATCCAAACCCGTATAGTGACTATTGGAGAGAATTGGTATCATGGTGGGTAGATGATGATGGGATAGCTATACCAGAACGTTCAGGTAAAGTAAGATATTTTTTTCAATATGGAGACACAATACATGAAACAGCATGGGGTGACAGCCCACAGGAAGTATTTGCTCAAGCAAAAGATTATATTATCGCAAGATTCGGTAAAAATACCAAAATTGATGAAACAAACTGCAAAAGATACATCAAAAATATAACCTTTATAGCTTCCGGACTTGAGGATAACAAGATTCTCATGAGTTCCAATCCTGATTATCAGAAAAATCTTGGAGGTACAGCCCAGGAAGTATCCATAAATGCATTGGGATCATGGAAACTGATAAAAGGAGGGAACGAATGGATAACGAGAGACGAGATGGAGGAAATGTTCTCATCGCAGCCCGTGTTTGACGATTACTTTGAATGTGCTACACTGGATATAGCATACGGTCTTGGTGACGTTTGTGTAATGGGGCACTTCATAGGACATCACTTACAAGACCTGGAATGGTCAAACACATTAAAGCCAAGGGATTTAAACCGATGGGTAAGAAACAATCTACGGAAATGGGGAATCGGTGAAAACAGACTGGCATTTGACGGTCTTGGAGCACCTACATTCCGTGACGCATTTCCCGAAAGCCTGGCAATACTTAGAGGTGTTCCGAAAAGACTAGACAAAAGCAAGGATGATCAACCTGTAAGATTCTATTTCGATCTAAGGGCACAGCTTGCAGATGAAATGGTAACACGTATAAAAGGAACAAACTTAGGATATTGCGGATTCAGCATAAACCCGGAACTTCTCGACAAACCGTATGTAAACAAAACAATACGGGAAGCGTTGATGGACCAGAGAAGAGCAATAAGACGTGACGTGGAAAGGGAAAACGGGAAACTAAGACTTCTGAAAAAGCAGGAAGCAAAAAAGATTGTAGGATGCTCACCCGACTTGATAGAAGGAACATTTTTATACAGGACATATTTTGATATATGCGATGTAATGATTGACATACCTAACGATATAATGGATGAATTAAAATATTTATAATTACCTATGGAAATTTTAAAATTAGACGTTTTATTACGAAAAGAACCGTTCAAAGTGGCACTTCCGTCAAGATGTGACGATGGGAGAGGTGGAGGAACAAAGAAAAAGCCAAGACGCTCCACTTTGATATACAAATATATGTCACAGGATGATTTCCTAGCGCAATGGGATACATCAGGGCATTATATACACAACAGACCCGACTGGAAAGACAGTATCCCGTCAGACGAGGATGCCACATCATCGGATGATGAAAGCGCGAATGTAGGTGCTCAGAAAAGAAAAAAGAAATTGGCATCAACTCCCTATGTACTGCAAAGACGAGCATTTCCTCTTCAAAGGATGATACACAAGAAAAGGGTATCACACCTGTGTACCAATCCTCTTAAATTTCAGATAAAGAAAAGCGCGTCAAACCAGCAGAACAGGGATAAGCTGACAACATACAAGGAATACTGGACTGATTCTCTCATGGAAACAGCCAAGTTTGAACTTATAAGCGAAGCCGGAAAGGTAGGGGATGCTGCCATATATATATATAAGGATAAGGACGAGATAAAATACAGATCTTTCAGCTACTCAAAAGGAGATATACTGTATGAACATAAAAACAGAAGAGGGGAAAGAATAGCTTTCGCAAGGGAATATACAACCACATATATCTCGGCTGATGGAGAAGAGCATACAGATACACTTGTCGATGTATGGACTAAAGATGAGTTTTACACGCTTGATTCCAACGGAGATATAGCAACGGATATTGACGAAAACGGAAATATCATACAACTGCATCAATTCCATAACCTGGGATTTATACCTGTAGTATATCTACGGCTTGAACTTCCATTTTGGGGGGCAGTACAGGACTTGATAGACGATTTCGAGTTCTTAATGTCAATGATAGGAGAATACAACACACGACAGGCATTCCAAATGCTACTTATCAAGACTAACGGAAGAATAAACATTCAAAGAAACGGATTGGGAGGAACTTCCATTTTACGTGTAGGAGCAGAAGATGATGCACAGTTCATGGGTAAGATGGACGCTTCAAACTCACTGTTCACCGAAATAGATAACATATACAACGGGATACTTGACGGAAGCGGTGTTGTTCCGCCAATGCAATCATCATCAGGTGACAGACCTACTGGAACAACGGCAATGTATTACGAGCCGGAAATGGAATGGGCGAGAAGTGATGCACAAATGATGAATACAGCCATAAATGACATGGCCAATATATTCAAATACTATGTAGGAGTAATGGAAGGTGACGCAACAGGTTATAACGCTCTAAGAATAAACGCTACCATAGAGCCATACTCGTACATAGATTTCTCTGAATGGAACAACACAATCGTTCAGCTTGTAAACGCCCGAATAATATCATTGCAGACAGCAAGAGAGGAATGCGATTTCGCTGCAAATAATGAAGATGATAGAATGGACGAACAAGACAGAAGATTAAACGATATGGAAGCTAGGGTAGTAATAGAAGAAAACAATGAAAACAACGAAAACAACGATAACAGCTAAACTATGGGAAAATTTACGAACTTACTAAGAAAAATAAGAAGGGCATTAGACTATATATGCCTTAACAATTTGAGAGTTGACGGAATGGAGCACCTCATTGCAGGAATACTTGTAGTAAGCATGGCGCAATGGTTTTTCTCCATATGGACAGCAATAGCACTAACCTTGTTCATTCTTGTGGGAAAAGAAATCGTCTACGATAAGTGGCTTAGACAAGGAGTGCCCGAATGGAGAGATGTATTCTGGGGAGCAGTAGGAATGGCGCTTGGATTAATGTGAAAAACAAGGGTGTTACGGAAGTAATACCCTTGCCTAATACCTACCTATTTTTAATTATGGCGAAATCGCCATAATTAAAAAGATATTAAGGAGCAAATGGACACCATTACAAATCGTTATGGTATTAATTGTGTCAAAACATATAGCATTTAATTTGGGAAAAAAACTATGGAATACCACCAAAAATACAAAGGATTATCTATTGCAGATTATTTCGTAAAAAAGTGCATAGAGCAAAACATACCTGTGACAAATATGTCTATTCTGAACATGATTTACTTTGCTCATGGATTTTCTTATGCGATAAGGCATGAACCATTGATTAAAGATCCATTTTTGGCATGGCAATGGGGTCCAGTAGAAAGAAACACGTATGATTGTTTCAAAAAGTATGGAGCAGGTTCCATAACATCCATTTCGGGAGAAACTAATGACGAACTTGTAAACCTAGAAAGAGATAAAGAACTATGTGACTTCTTAGACAAATTTATCCCATTAGCGAAAGTGAACCCGTTTGTATTAAACAAAAGAACACATATTGAAAATGGGCCGTGGGATGTAACCACAGTTTATCAATACATAGACGAAAAAGTAATACAGGTGTATTTTTGCGCTAAGTATGGAAATGAAACGAAATAATTGTACAACATTAAAAGTCTAAGTAAAATAGCCAAATAGGTTGCTCATAACAATGAGAGCATCAACCGCTTTATCTATATTAAAATCCCTATGTTCCATTATACAATCCCCTGATTCTTTCATGGCAACATACGAGAAGTCTTTGTTTCCGACACTCATTGTCGCAATCTTTCGTTCTTTGAACTCAAAGGAAATAGTGCCGTTAGGTGATGGAAACACATTCCACAACCGAAGGATTGAATCAGGAGTATTTATTACTATTTTACGGGCATTTAAGTATGAATCTCGTTCTATGGGAAAAGTATTGCAACCATCCCAACCCTCTTTGTTCAATTTACAGAAGAAATTAGAAAGTTTCCCTAGCATATTTTCTTTTTCAGAAGGAATTAACAACGGGAAAAAACAATCATGATAATACTCAACTACTCTTGTAATCATTCTAAGCGTATCTTTATCTTTCAAAAAACGTTCTTTTTCTGATACAGTTAGTTCTTCTATAACTCTATATGAATATCTTTTATAAGATCTAGGGAAAACATGACCAAAAAGACATTCTTTAGGAACATCATCATTAAACAATGGGGAATTATGACTAACTAAATATTGTTCATAGCATATGAATAAAATATTTTGCATCTGGATTTTATTCAAAATGACATTATACTTATGATATATAAGCCACGCTATCAATTTACAGTAATCTAAACTGGTTAATTCTTTCATATCTCCATTTTATAAAAGCAAGGAGCGACAAAAACATCGCTCCCGTAACTCCTTCAACACATGGTTGATGAGACGACACACTACTTTATCGTAACCCAAACCTGTTCGCCACGCTTTATCGCATCGTCAATCAATTTGTTCAACTTGTCAGAAATATAGCGTGATTCGGTAAGTCTGCCTTTTGATGTATTGTTGCCTACAAGGATACACCCGGCAGAATCCTTTGCTGTATTCCCAGAGTGAAAAAGAATACCCTCAAAATGAGGCACATTCAATAGTCTTGGCATATTACGTCCGAATTTTGGTGACCAGTTGTATATAACCTGGTATCTTCCATAAGGTATGGCAGATTCTCCATAAACCTTCTTCTCGTTTCCATCAAACACTCCGTTCTTATTCACGTCAACGATTCGATCTTCAAGCGTATTACTGAAAAACTCACCATCAATATACAAACGTCCTATAGTATAATCAGGATTACACCATTTTCTTTCTACTAATAGTTCCATAGTTAAAATGTATTTAGTTTTACAAAGTTACAAAATAAACACGTACATTTGCACACATAATAAAACATTTTATAAAGCATATACAAAAATGTATAAATCAAGACAAATAGCAGATTGGATAATACATCAAACACATGGCAATATAACACATTCAAAATTACAAAAATTGCTATATTATTGCCAAGCGTGGCATTATACAATTTTCAATGAGGTTTTATTTGATGAAAGAATTGAAGCATGGGCGCACGGCCCTGTTGTACCATCCCAATTCAACAGATTTAATAACATAGATTTTTTCCAAAACATAAAAGTAAAATATTGTGAAAACATTAAACTGAAAAGTAAAACAGAACAATTACTGAACGAAGTTGTTGGAATATACAATAAATGCACTGATGGGCACCTTGAATTATTGGTAAAAAGAGAAGATCCTTGGAAGAAAACAAGAGGAAATATACCAGAGTTTAAAAAATGCCAAAAAGAAATACAATTAGACCTAATGAAACAATATTATATAAACCTAAATTAAAGTTGAAAACCCAATTTTTGTCGCATAAAACAGTTGGAAATACCAAATATTATATTTACCTTTGCATTATCATAAAGCATCCGTTAATGGATATAGCTTAAATAGTTATTTTCATGCAAAAACTAAATTAGTATCACCCTTGGTAGAAGGGGTTGAGGACGTGGAGTGGTCGACAGTAGTCGGGGCGGTGAAGCGTCAATATGTACGTATATAAACGTATATAATTACCTTAATAAGCAAGAAATAGATTGGACCCTTTTTCTTGCTTTTTTTTATGTACAAACATAAAGTCATTGAATTAAGTCTTTCTTATAGAATAATCTAGTTGTTTCTTTTGAAATTTCCACATGACACTTATCCGCCTCTCTATAGCCAATTCTAGCTTCTTTCCAAGGTTTTTCGTTGCAAATTGACGCTTCCAATTCAAACATTGTCCAAGTATATAATTCCTCCAAAATACTAATAACAAAATCCTGTTGGTCTTGCGTCAACTTTTCAAATTCCTTATCTACATCTTCTTTGGTATTATTTGAATATGTCAATTCTTCATACAACATATATTTATCTTTAAGACTACCGTAAACCTTACGACTAACGGGGCCATGCACCCATGCTTCAAATTTATCAGTAATAAGTTCTTTATCAAAATATGCCAAATGATAAGCATCGCAGTAAAATAATAATCTCTGCAATTTCAAGTGTGACATTGGCCCATAATGTTTTAAAATATAATCTGATAAAATTATAGAATCTATGGTTTCCATATTTTTAGGTATTACAAAACAATTAACAATATTTATCTATTTAACCATTGCAAATATACCATATTTTCTGTTACTTTGCACTATGTAAATGAACCATTACGATGTTTTTACTTTGGCAGCAGGCAGATGTGAATCTTCACTGTTGCCTTTTTTAATTATGGCGAATTCGCCATAATTAAAATTACATATAAACGCACAATATATGATTTGCACAATGACACCCAATGAAATAAAACAATTCCGTAATTATATGCGTAAATGTATATCTATGAATTTTACGCTTGAAGAAAAAGAATGCATAATCAAGAAGAAAAAGGAGATAAAAGAAGCAGGAGAAGCTATAAAAAGAAACAATGGAGGGAAAAATCCAATACTAGGTTTCTGATTTAAAAATAGATTAACTTGTACGGTAATTAGATAATAATACATACCTTTGCACTATGGACAACGAAAGAGAAATATTATCGAAACTTGACGCTATCATACAGAACCAAAAGGTTTTGTATGAGAATCAAATTGTAATCTTTCAAACTCTAGCATCAATCGGGCAAAAAGTTTACAGCCAAAGTGATTTCAAGAGTTTGATGATAAACATGATAGCAAACGGTATAACAGAAAGAGTAGAAACCAATGATCAACAAAGAAGAAACATCTAAGATTGCAGACTATTACTTCCAGGTAAAAAGACTTGCCAACGGTATAAAATCGTCAACCAAAGAGCGTGCGGAGAAGTTTTCTAAAGACCTTCTAGCCATATTCCTTTTGGCAGGGGCTAAATCGTTCAAGTCAATATCAAAACTATCGGATATCCAAAAAGAAAAAGTGATGGAACTGACCAAAAAGTTCCGTGAGGATATATATAACGACATATACCAATATGTACTGGAAAGCAATAAACTGTCACTAGAACTAAACGATGATCTTGGATGGGAGTATATTTCAATGACGGACAACGGCATTAAGGAATATATGGAAAGGACATACGGTGGAGAAACGACAAAGCAGAGAATAAACACAAATACAAACAGATTCCGCGCTGTTGTTGAAGTATATCTTGCCAATACATTACTGTCCACAAAAACGAACAATATAGAGAAAATAACGGATGAGGTTCAAAAGAAGATATGGAACAACATATCATCACCATATAACGTATCATTTATTCCACCAAGCAAACAGAAACACTACGGTAGAGGATATGCTACAAACGGTATAAGCCAGTTGTATGTTATAGAACAGCAGATGATTTTAGGTATTTTCAATGAAGCAAATTACAACTCATGGAAAAACATTCCAAATTTCAAGGGATGGAGGACAGCAGTAACATCTAAGAACCCATGCCAGTTCTGCATTGACGAGCAATATAGAATACACACAGACAGACCTAAGCTGCCGTTCCATGCCCATTGCTTGTGTATATTATATCCGGTGTTTAATACATAATAACTTGATAATCAACATACCATTGAGTAACATTACCATAAGATGGGGGATTTCCAGCATCAACCACATCATTACGTGTAAATGATTTAGGAATATTTGTGCACGAAGGCATCAATATATTACCTGACCATTGACCTGTATAAGATCCATCTTTCGCCCTCCATCTATATCTAGCGTATGGTCTGCCAGATGAAGCAACGTAATCACTAGAAGTGTTATTTGTAATGTTCAATCTGCATTTAGAAGAAGTAGAGCCATTTGTCAACTGTCCGTAAACAGAGAATCCAGAAGCGTTGGCTGTTGTATCTCCAAGTGTAATAGAAAGACTTTGTGTAACCACTATAGGCTTACGAATAAATCCGTCAGATGTAGTAGGGATTAAGCATAATACATTTCCACTGTAATCACAAAAATAACCCTTAATATAAATATATGTATCCCCCATAGATATGAGATTATTGCGATTAAGGGTAATTGAAATTTTTCCTGTACTATCAATACTACTTACAACGAAAACTCCAGAATCCACCAACTTCTTTAATTGATTATATACTTCCACCTTTATCTTCATATTAGACCAAGTAAATCCCCCAAGTATTTTACCCCAATTATACCTAGAATCAGCCCAATATGGTGAAATTGTAAGTACAAACGTTGTCTTTGTAGCATCTACAGGATTAGTTAGAATATCTTTATCTATTGTAAGAGGTTTAGCCCCATGATCGTATCCATCAAAATCAGTAAGCCTGGCCCATGTTTTAGGTCTATCATATACTAATTTCTTATTTACAGAATCATAAATTATACCAGGTAAACTAGCGTTGTCAAATGAAGGGCTAGACGCTTCTTTGGGTTTTATATAACTCCACATATTAATTTTTTCGCTAAGACAAGCATATCCTAAATCATAACCATCACTAGTAGGACCGATGCCTAAGGTAGGATATACATCACTATCCAATCCGACAGGTGCGGTGATTTTACCGTTAGAGTGACCCATAATCACCCCCTTCCTCTATAACGGTATAAGAACCTTTACAAACAACAATGCCATTACAACTGATACTACGACAATGAATATCGCCATCAATCATAACAGCTTCCGAAATGTCATAATCACTAGGAAGTTCCTCACCACATAGTGTTATAACTTCGACTGCCCCTGTGCAGCTAGACTGCCCCTGTGCAGCTAGACTGCCCCTGTGCAGCTAGACTGCCCCTGTGCAGCTAGACTGCCCCTGTGCAGCTAGACTGCCCCTGTGCAGCTAGACTGCCCCTGTGCTCCCTCGCTTCGCTTCGGTCGCACACCAAATTACCATTTACAAATAAATTAATTTTCATTTAACTCGCATATTAATTCATTAATATATTTTACACAAGAATCACACTCATCATAGCCATCCAAAATCATTGCACCGACAGTAATATGAAGTTTATCTATAACCTCTTTCTTGAACAACAAGGCATTTACCTTGCTTGTATCAGACTTTTCTATCACCGTTATTGCTGAATCAATCATCCTAGTGACTTCGGATGGTGACATCATAGGAATATCAGCACCTTTACGCCAATATTGATATTCTCTCATTTTTTTAATAAGTTCTTTTTTTCTCATGGCAAATCAGATATAGACTTTTTGACATCATCAAGCGACTTATCCACCCATGATGAAATTACACCGTTGTTTTTACCATAAACATACAGGCTTCCTTCCATAAAAAGATTGCCGTCATTATCTTGTTTAAAATAGATTTTGTTTATCTTTTCCACAAACTTTCTATTTCTCCAATCTCTGTACATTTTGAACAAATTCTTCATGTATATAATGTTTAATTGGTTATAAATTCCTAATAAATAAGGAGTGATTATAGGCTAAATGAAAGGGGGCCTATAAAACGCTCCTTATTAAATCTATGCGTGAATTTAAGATCCAGGCAACAGTCCATAAGACAAATATTGCTTTAAGGATCTTCTACGGTGGCAAAATCACCACAAAGATAATAATTACTGCCTAAATTTATATATATTATGAGTTATTCTTTTTGTGAATTAAGCATTAAGATAAAAGTTCCTGTTAATGCTGTTGGTGTCATCATTAGAAGTGATGGCACTCAAATTGAAATGAATTGATTTTATCTGTGGTGTCCGATTGTATATCAGTGCCTAAAGTATTTTTCATACAACACAACATCGTAAAATAATACAGGGATAGCATTATCACGGGAAGAGAAAGTTACAGGCTTAGAAATAGATTTCAAAACAGATAACTTGCCCAACACAAAATTAAATATATCAGCTAAAGGATATTCACTCTTTATTCGTTTCATAACTACTAATAAAATCGGATGGAGGAAACCTCAAATATGGCAAAAAAGATAAACCTCCATCCGCAAACAAAAACAAGAATTTGATCAATACAAGCAAAAATCACACATTTCGGACAGCATTGCAATGCTAAAAGGGTAAATCATCCCGTCTTTCAGGCTGGACAGGTGCAGGTGATGGAGCAGATGAAGGTGCTTGTGCTGGTTGCGGCATATCTATCTTAAAGCACCCAACTTCATTGTAATATTTACCCTGGTATTCTCTTGCTCTGATTTCAAGATGGGCAGTAATAGTATCACCCTCTTTCAATTGAAGATCACACAGGTTGCCCATTACATAAAAATACACCTCTTTGGTATACGTAGAACCAATTTCCTCAACGAGAAGATTTCTCTTTTGCCAAGGATTACCTGCCTTACTTGTACCAGTCTGTAACTGACCTACTTTCTTTACTTTACAATTTAATACTAAATCCATTTTTTTTATTTTTTATACTTATCTTCTTTAATCTTGTCCAATTCTCTCATTGCAGACAGCCTTCTTTTGTGAGCGTCCACTCTTATCCAGAAAACCTTCCAGCTAACTTCCTTGCCGTTAGTTGTGTTCTCTTTAAGTATCTTGCCACATTTTAAAATTTCGTTGACAAGATAATCATACCGTTCTTTATCATAGCAATATCTCATGCGACAAAAGTAATATTAAAAAATAAACTAATACAGAAAACGATATTAAAAATAGTTAATCAAATGGTTAATTCTTCCTCTTCCTCTTTCGACAATGCTTCCACGTCACCATCTTCACCTTTAGGGAAATACAGTTCGTCAAGATAATTGCTTGCTTCACTCTTGTCAGTGAAACTCTTTATAACACTTCCCCGTTTACTAACGACACGGTAACTAATATTATCCTCTGCTACAACTTTGTAACAATTTAAATCATCCACATCTACGACATCGGGAGCATTATCATCAATACGCATCATGCTCAATATATGAGAATACTCATTCACCTTCACTGTACAGGAAAAAACATTAGGAACTGGTTCTACTATCAATCCGGCATTTATCAATGAATCAAAAACAGAACGTCTAGGTTTGTATTTCAGTTGCCTCCTTATAAACTTCAACGTTATCATATTATCTCCCCTCTGTGCGGATACAATACACAAACGTAATATCCGTAATGCGTCAATACTACATAGAGGTGAAAGGTACCTGTACAACTGGACAGGAGTAAATTTATGGAAATAATCAAATACTCCCTCTTCCTCTATTTCCCTTACACGCCTTTCCCTTTCTTTATTTCTTACCGTTAAATTAGTAGTTTTCCTTACAGACATAGACTATCCTTTCCATGTATCGTTTTCCTTTATCCATTTACGTTCATCATCACTAAGATCACCTGTTGATTCACGATGATACACACACTTGTTGCATAACCCTGCCTTGGCACGGACACACTTGTCGCAATCGTATGGGAAAAACGCTATGGTGGTCTTGTCATAGAAATCCTCACTGGCATCATCATCAGAAAGCCATCCTTTGAACTTTGCAAGCATATCAAGTGCACCTTTCACATCCTTAAAATCAGCAGTGTCTATATCAGAACGCTTTAGGAAACTTTCTATAAGGCTTATCGCATCTTCAAATTCAAGGTTATCCTTGTTTATCAAAGTCTTTGTCTTTTCCTTATTCTCACCTTCCAACACACGCCTCATGGATGGTGTCACATAATCGGAAGCAAGCATGGAAGATTTGGCATAATTGACAATCTGTGTTATTCTTGGAGAGTTCACCCATTGCTTGGCTTTCATAAGCAAAGAACGCTCTGACATACCCTCGTCAACAACGTGTGTAGCCTTGTAAAACAAGACAGGATTCGTATCTATGACATAAGCGGACGCAGCCCATAACTCCATCTCATTCGCATCATCAATATGCTTTGCTATATCAATCTTCTTCTGTTTTTCATCGTCAATAAGAAGATTGTTACTAAGGGGAAGTTTACCCCATCCTTTATTCAAACCCATTATCTTTCCTCCTTTATCCTAGACTTTATCTCCCTTACCCTCTCGTCAAGTTCAGAAGAATATTTAAAAAGATTGTATATGCTACTCCTGTCAATACATAGGAAATCAGAAATTTCAGATATACTTAAACCCATGTCACGCATGACACAGCACACAAGCGCACGGTTCATAACAATATCATGCTTCCTGCTTTTCCTGTTAACATCAGTATCGGAGAGTCCGCTTGCCGCTAGAACTCTACTAAAAACCAAAGCGTTATTAGCCTTTTTCCCCATATTTCACATTTTCCTTGTCCACTATCAATTGCATTATATCAGCGTAACCAGCCAAGTCAACCATATTGTCACGCTTTTTATGGAATCCCTGTCTGCATAGTTTTACAGCTATCTGTACAGCAACACAGTCATAAGGAGATAATTCCTTTCCCGTAATCAAAGAAGCCATCTTGGAAATATTTTCAAAATTGACTACTGCATCACCATAGTCAGACTGTCTGCTGTTACTACGGATATCCTTTGCCTCATCAAGGATGCTTCTCTCTTTAACATGATCAACATAAGCAATACAATCTGAGAAAAGAATATACTCTTTACCCTGGTCATCCGCACAAAGAAACTTTTCACCATTCTCAAAACAGTATTTAACAGTGACGAATTTACCGAACACATTTGACTTGCTTACAGAATCTTCACCGTGAAGTGAAATGTATTTATCACGGTTTATAATTTTCACCTTGCTGTTCAATGTAACTCCAATCATAACAAATCACCTACCTTTATGTTATCCGCATCCTTCTTATCAGAAAAGAAGATACGGTCATACTTAGTTTCACCAAACTCAACAAACATGGCTAAGATAAAATACTTGTTCAATACACTATCATAACCCTTGTCATAAATCTTGTTTATCTTTTTTGTTTTCATACTTACTTACCTGTATTGTTTGTGTGACCAAAACCTCCATCACCCCTATCCGTTGAATCAAGGCTTTCAACCTCAACAAATTCAACCTCAATATAATTACTGAAAAGAAGCTGAGCAATTCGCTCCTTGGCAGCAATATAGAAAGGCTCTTTCTCAAAACTCTTCACTATAACACCTATACAACCTGTATAGTCACAATCAATAACACCATCCAACACATCTGCGTCATGAGACTTCCCGTCAACACCAATAATACCTTTCAGGGAAAATCCGCTTCTCGGCTTGATAATAGCCTTCATATTTGAAGGCATCTGAATGGCTATACCAAGTTTAATCAGATTACGACCTTTTCTTATCAACGTGTTGTCAGGAACATACAAATCATACCCGGCAGCACCATCAGTTTTTTTTTCGGGAAGAACTGCATCCCGTCTTAATTTTACAAATTTTACTTGATTCATTTTTTATTTCCTTTTCTCTTTAAATCATACATAGCGCATTCCCTGCTTCTGTAAATCTTACTTGCAGGATAAATCACATCATTAACAATAACAAAGCCGACAACAGGATCTGTAATGGGAACAACTTCACCATCAACAATAGTAAAATTATTCTCGGATAAAAGCCTTCTCATGGCAGCAATCTGTTCGAGAGTAGCCTTTGAGATATCATAGTTGTTAGAAAAGTTAAACTCTAAATTACAGATAAGAACATTCTTGTCCTTATATAAGAAATTAGCTTTCAAACCACCAGTATTAATAAATACATAATCTATTAAATCTCCTGTTCTGCTTTTAGCAAACAGGAAATCTCCTTTCTTGAAATCGTCAATCTTGACTAGTTCATAAGTGCGCTCATCAATCTTCTTCAATGAATACCCCTCAGGTAGTTTTATTACACTTGCATCTGTCTTACCCATTTCTTTCCTCCGTATTTAACCTGAATGCAGCTTCCCTAGCCTGATCCTTCGTTCTATACAACTCTATTTTTTCAAACATACGACCATCATCACAGTCATACGTACATAAGGTAACAGCCCACATATTACCACGTGGAGAATAGAAATACTTACCGTAATCCTTTCCCATCACCTTACCGTCAATTCTTATTTCTCCTTTAGGCATGCTTATTCTTATAAATTTTTACCAATAATCATACAAACAGATGCTCCAAATGGAGGACATGACATATAAGCAAAAGTAACAAACACGCCAAAATCACAGAATATTTTTCTATTACCCCTAGCACCAACACACTTATATATCCCTAAATCCTTCATTTTTTTTACTAAACATCTTTTTGCTGGAATCTCAAGACCTTTATTCTTATATAATTCATATATACGTTCAGCAAATTCGTTGGTATTTATAATGTTATTTAAACTTACGGAATATGTGCTATTGTCCAAAATAAAATCAACCAATTGAGATAAACAGTATAGACCGTCTTTCTTTTTGATAACAATATTATCAATATAAAAATCCCCATTAGCATAATCAAGAAAAGGAGTTTTATCTAATAAAAAATACCTATCAGAAAAACGATCACCAGACATACCACAATTAGCCTTATTCAACATTACATACTTTTTAGACATAATGTCAAAATAATACTTTTCCATTCTATTTAAATCGGATGGATTACATTCTTCCAATATTGAAAATTCAATATCATTAATATCATAGTCTGATATTTTATCCATATTTGGATGAGTTTTAGATTTAATCATCCTTTTATGACCATCAATTCTTTTAGAAATTCTAATAGATTGACCAACATAACAATAGTTTTTATACAAAAACATATAAATACCACAATCTTTCATTTTTATCAAATTTTAATTATGCAAATATAATAATAAAATTGATTAAAACAAAATTATTACGCCTTATTTCCTCACCCCAAACTTTTTCCTAAACTCATCAATAGAGCACGCTATTCGCTGACCAAGATGGTCTACATACAAAACAGCATCTTTAATCATTCGGTCATTTTCACTAAGCATGTGGATAATACTGTCAACGACACACTCTTTGCCGCTACCTAATTCAACATACTTATTACCCATGACAATACAGTCTTTTTCCTTCAAAGGAACAATACGTTCAATCTTGCTTTCACGATATTTTTTCAGTTTTTCAAAGAACTCACGGTGCATTACACACTCGTTCTCATCCATCACATGATAAAATTCACAGCAAATATCGTGAAAATCCTTTACCGTATTAACCTCACTAAGGTTATCAATCACATTCTGCAATGCGTCAAAGAAATTCACATCATGATCATCCAACACTTCTTCCATCATTCTGTCAATGGAAGCAATAGCTGCGTTCTTGAAATCAATATCATCACAACTAAATCCCAAAGAGATATAATTACGCAATGAAAGAAGATTTTCCTTAAAATCAATTCCTATTCCAATATCCATTTCCTAAATTCTTTAATGTTAATACTATTCAAATTATTAATAACAGCATCTCCGATATCATCGTTATGCTTCAATCCAAAAGACAGGATAGGGTGTTCCCACCATCTTGCCACACGTCCTTTGTCACCCCACAAAGATATAGCTTTATTATCAAAGTCGGGGAACAAAATAACATTTTTTGGCAATTTATTTCCAATCTGGTTCATTCCGCCACAAGCTGTCCATACAAAACCGTTACCGAAAGCCATAGAAGCTATTATGGCGGTTTTTTCCGATTCAACCATACAAGTTATCGCATCGCTGCAATAATCCCCTAAAAGCGGCTTAAAATAACCACGATAAGTAAACCCTTCTCCCGTAGTAAACTTCCTGAAAGCATGGGTTTCCTTCTTCCTGTGACCGTTCGCCCCATATCTTATCCTGTTGTCATGGCACACGTTACCATCCTTGTCGGAATACCAGAACACAGCGGATTCCCTTCCAAGACAGCCTACCTTATACCTTGAAAACACATCATTCACGGAATCAACACCGAAAACACCTGAAAGGTACTCGTACAGGTTATTACCCTTCCAATGACCGGCATCGCTAAGCCTGTCAACATACTTCACATCAACAAACTTTGATTCCTGTCTACCCGAATCATACTCCCTCTCGTAGAAATCCTTCAAACTCATCCTGCAACCTTCCGGGCTTGACAGAATCCTAAAAGCATCAGAAGCACTACTGCAACCGGGAAGATAAGACACGAGAAAATCAAACAGGTTGACAGAATCACCTCCCTGCTCGGTAACGGTAATACTGCCCGACTTGTTCATATAGAAAACCAGCTTATCCTTCCTGCTATGGCTCTCCAGATTTATCCGGGCAGGCAATGTCCACCGCTTACCCCTACGCCTTAAAGGAAGCCCAAGCACAGTATCAAGATTGGCAAATATATACTCATAATCAATAGAACCCATGCTACTTAAAATTACGCCATCCCTGTTTTATATCCCTAAAGAAATCCTTCAACGTATAACGATAACCGTCAGGATATCCTAGAAAATCAGAAAGGCATGAAACATATCCTCCAGGCTTACGTCCACTCGTCCATCGGTACACCATTTCGGCAGGAACCATAAACACAAGAAGAACAAATAAAATGTCAACGTATATGAGAAACATGACAAAACGAACAAAACACCTCATAATCATTCCTCCACATCCCCTAAAAGAAGTTTCTTCGCATAACGCAACGCAAACTCCCAATTGTAATAAAACGTACCTAGCAAATCAAAGAACAGGCTATACACGGCATCCTTGTCTCCATCGGGAACGGAATACATGATATCATCCATCATACGGATATCATCACTGAACCTGGCATTCTTTGTCGTATAACGCCACAAACCGCCAACGGCAAGTATCTTGGCGTGTTCATAAACATGACCGTCAATGGAATATACATCACAAACGTAATCATTAAACCAATCCTCATTGTCAAACACACCACTAACAGGGCTTGCCGACAAAATCATATTAACAAACACACCAAAATGACAATACTGCTCTATCTTACCCGAATCATTGTCAAACTCAACCTTAAAAGCATCCTTGCCGCTCTCATTAATACTGCAAACCATGTCACTCACGTAAAGCGTCTTTAACCACTGGCTGAAATTATACCTTTTCAAACCAGTCCTGTTACGGGATTCATTTATCGCACACTGGGCATCAGACACACATACATACCAATCAGAAGTAACACGAATACTTCTATCAAATAAAACAATCTCTTTATTATCCATACACAATAAAATTTTTCAGCAAAAATACATATTAAAGTAATATGGTAAAAACAATAACGGTTAAATAATCTTTAATCGTTATTGTATTCTCGGACAATATTGGAGATGATATTATATATCTTATCAAGAAAATTATTCCTTTCAGCTACATCCAAATATGTTTCCCGCTTATCTTTTTTATAAGCCTTCACGGAAATACCATAAAGATAATAAAGTTGATCGTAAATCTTATGCCATATATCCCTCTGGTTGGTATTTGTAGCGGAAGAATATTTGTTTACCAATTGACGAATGTTGTTTCTCATAGACATTTCAGGAAGGACATCAGAGGACATTGACACAGACAGTAAAAGTTTACCATTCTCATCCCTTTCCTGCTCAATTGCATCAAGACGCTTCTCTACGTTATCAATTCTCCTACTTTGTTCAAGAAGAGCCTGTGCGGATTGAACAAGTATTTCAAGTTGTGACAATGGCTTTTTCTGTTCTTTCAGTGCCTTCTCCATCGCATTAAATGCAGCAATATAATCCAACTTGAATTTAAGAGCCTTTTTCCCTGTAAATCCCATCGCCAAAAGGGTAAATCCATCTCGGTTCATGATAAATATAGGATACTCCTGTCCATTTTGATCATTAATATACGTTGTTTCCTCAAACATAAGGTTGGCTGCATTTTCAGCACACCCCTTTATTAACTCACGGATAGAACTTAACACATTCTTGTGCTCTTTCCCAAACTTTTCAGCAACCAAAATACTATTGGTTAAAACTTGGTCATTCTGACCTTTAAAAACCAGTTCATTCATAACAATAAAAAAGTGCGCCTACTACGAGCTGTCAAATCAACCATAGGGTTTATTTCGGAGGCGTTTCCGCAGCTCCACTCGGTAGGCGCAATATCTTAATCTATACTACTACAAGGCATTAATGTTAATTTTCACACACATTTTAGAACGTTAATCCAACGCCCACTATCAGCTATCATGAAAGAATCACCGAATACTTTTCTACCGATATTAAGCGCACCGTTCACATCGGCATTGACACGGCAGATAGCGCAAAGCCTGTCAGAATGGTTGATGTCAAATTTATAAACTAATTGCATATTAGCCAGTATTATGTTTTGCCAGTAAAAAGGAGAACAGGGAAGCCGTACTGACTTCAGCTTGTCGGAAGGTAGCTACTCCGTTCCTATCCCTGTATGGTACAAATGTAATACTATATAATGACATTGGGAAATATTATGTGTTAAATTTTTATAATGGTGTTTATTCGTTCATTAATGCCTAAATGTATATTCCATATCTCCTTTTTTATGCAAAGATATGGAATATACATCAATAACAAAACAAAAAGGGTATTTATTTATCATAAAACAAACCACCTTTAAAACGGCAAATCCTCCTTCATTATATCATCAGCCTGTTGCAGAAGGTATTCGTCAGGATTATACTTCCGTCTTAATACGACCTGAAACAGCCTGTTCCTGTTCTCATCCCACGCGGAAGTGACAGAATAGCCTTCCTGGCGTATCATGTCAACCATCTTTCTCTTGCTGTAAGGTCTAACGCCACAGTCATTGCAGTATGCTATGTATTTAACATACAGGTCACGGTCACGAATAGCCGATTCCTCAATATCACCAGAAGAATCATACCCCGAATCGTAAAGATATGACAGGACACTGTTGGAATCACGTCTTGCATTCTCCGTAACGGATTCTATCGTATAACTTCTCGTAAACTCTCCCTTATTCTTCACAAACCGTCTTGCACCCTCTATGATCCAGTTTATGATAGCCGCCGATTCCTTTGACAGCTTCATCGGAAGCGACCTATCCTGTTCCGATTCCTTGAACACACGATAGAACGGAATGACAAGGGAGCGTCTGAAATGCCCGTAAGTCTGGTCCGAAACGGAAGGCATCTTGTTAAGATTGGCCATGAAAGGCGGCATCATGTCGGCAAGGAAAGGCTCACCGAACGGAAGGCGCGCCATAGTAGGCTCACCGGATATGAACTTCTTATACTTGCCACCGCTCACATCCTTCCCACCCATCTCGGAAGCGTAGTTGAGCAGCTTGCCGTTTATCATAGCTATATTGTACTCGCACGTAGACTTGTCACCCGACAGGTCAGCCATCTCCATATAAGAAACATTATCCTTCCCTAGCGCGTTGACAACAGCGTCAAAGAACACCGACTTACCGTTACTACCACAACCGAGAAGGTAACACATCTTCTCCATCTTGATCTTCTTCCTGTCAACAAAGGCACACCCCACAAACTCCTGCAAGGCATCCTGTGTGTCCTTCACCGGGATCACATCGTCCAGAAACTTCTCCCACAACGGGCTGCGCGCCAACGGGTCATAATTGATATTGATACGTATGCACGATTCTATCATGGGCGAGAAATCAAACGTTTCCATCGTTTCCGTGTCAAGGACACAATTGTCAAACGTGATGAAGTTACGCTTGGGATTGAATATCTCATGCGTCACATTCTTCACAATGGTACGATAGAAACGCTCGCTCGTATCGGTCATGTACAGTTCGCTAAGACCGTTTATGCGGCACAAATCCATGCACAGGCGCATCAGATCCTCCTTCATCATGGGAACGAATATCTTCCCGTCAAAAGCCATGATAGAACCGCTCCTGTGGCGTCTGAAATTGCACTCCCTGCACGCATCGGCTATATCCATCTCGACCATAGCGGATATGGAACGCTTCCACTCGCCTTCATCCCTGGCTTTACGGAAACCGCGACCACCGCCCTTGTCCGCCAGCTTGCCCATAACGGAATCAAGGATGTATTCATAAGAAGCCTTTGCAGATTCAGCGACAGTCATTTTCCCCTCCTTTCTCTACCGATTCTACCGATTTCTCCCGGTCCACAACCTTCCCGAACATCACAACGGGATACAGGTCATAATCGTCCGTTGATATGTCAGGGCGTGCGTCCATATCGTCAAGGGAAGAGTACACGTCCGCGATGTGCTCCAGTTTCCTGCACACGATGGAATCACGTCTTATCCCGTAATACTCTATAAGGTCAGCCATGTACTGTATGGTGATGTCCTTGAACCATGTGAACGCATCGTCACGTGTCCTTGCCCCGTCACAGCAGGTATTGAACGTGTACCCGAAACGCCTCATCTTCACGAAGTAGCTGTTCCGCCACAATGACACCGACTTGTCCATCTCGTTCCCTGCGTTACGTATGGCGGTGACGATGCTTCCCGGCATGAGCGCGCACCGTGAAACGCGAGCGGCGGAAGGCTTCCCGTTCGCCCCGGTCCCATCCACCATATCCACATCTGGCACGAACCTTAGATCATCCACGCTCCTTCCGCCCACAACGGACGTGTCATGCCGCATAAGATAGTCGGCATCCACGATATGACCGTACTGCCTTACCTGGCCCTCACACCACGAAGCAAATCTCCTTAACGACCGTTTCCACTCGGAAGGAAGCACATACCCGTACCTTGCACATATCTCCGCTATATGCTTCCTCTCCTTCTCCCATTTTCTCTTCATCTTCCTCTCGTACTCCAGCACCTCACCCTCCACGCTGACACCAGCGACCTGTGCAGCCATAGACTTTGCAGTTAAAGGTACGGGCACACGCTTGATGAATGACGCTTCCGACACGAACACAGCCTTTGTTCCGTCCTCCAGAGGCTCGTCAAGTTTAAGACAGCAGTGACGGTCCCTGAAGCTGACGAGCGTAACCCACCCGAACAGCCGTGTCTGAACCCTCATTCCCTTGTACCAACGTTCCCTGTCGGGCATTGCATCGGACAGGCATACGACACGCCTTGATTCGGGCAACCTAAGTTTAATCTCTATTTCTTCTTCCATATTTACACACACATTTATATGTTTTTACCTGCAAATATAGCGCAAAAAACAATACGGAAACAAATAGTTAAATTAATTAACTACAAATGTTTACGTGATTAACAAATTCGTGTCAAAGAAGATAGTTTATCTTTCTTTACACAAGATTTTTTACTTTCACGTCCACAGTATGCTTTAAACAGGAAAAGTAAAAAATGTTGATTGTTGTTATTTTTTATTTTTGTAATAATTTTTCTCATTTTAGTTAAAATGATTTAACTATAATTTTTTATTTACTTGCTATTTTATACGTTAAGAAATGTAAAATTGACTTAATTTAACATAAAATAAAAAATCTCAACACCGATAGTTGCATATGCAACTAATTGATTCGGGAAAATTCGTAAAAAACCTACGAAATTCGTTGTTTTTTCGTAGACTTCGTAGACTCTTCGTTTTTCAACACTTGTCAAAAAACTAGCGAAAATTAGTGGTTAAATAGCTGAAAACAAGCTGTTTAGTCTTGTCAAAAAAAATTAAATCGTAACCCTATACGAAAAAATCCCATATTAATTTACGTATTAAATGTTAAAAGTAATATATATTTACAACATATACATACACGTACACCTTACATACTCTATCACAATACATATACATACACAATACATACACAACACATACACATATAGACACCAAAACTGCATACGTAATTTAGTATAGATACATATCAAAACGACGAAATCAACGAAGAATGCTGTAAACCAATAACTTATACTGCAAAAAAAGACATAAAAAATGCAACCACACCTACGAAACACACCGAAAAACCTACGATTTTCGTAACTTTTTATGTAAAGATTTATCCGATTTTGTTGAAAACTACCGAAAATACACCTCCAAAACGCAAAATCAGCCATCCGAGCAGAATTTGAGGGAAAAAAAATTTTCAGAAAAAAATTTATCGGGAGCGACACACCCGCAGCGAAGCCTCTATAAAAGGGGGTATAGCACTGATTTACAGGTAATTACACGCGTTTATCTACTACGTTTCTCAACGTTTGTAAATAAAAATAAATTCTTTTCTACGACAATCGAATTTCGAAATCTTTACAAATAAAATATCTTTACAAGTGACATCTACGAAGATTTCGTAATTCCCTCACGTTCAGACACTTACAAACAGATTTAACACAAATTAACATTGAAAAATATTGAAATTAAACATAATATTAAGCTAAAATAGGTCTTGCATGGTCGGATCTATTAATATTATGCAATATTAATTTAAAATATGTATATAAACAGTATTGATTTTGGAAAAAACGGGCTTAATTTATAATGAATGTTAATGAAATATACAACCTAATCAAAAACGCCGTATGTTTGCAGTGTCGGAAGGACAAAGAGATATATGACATATTGAAACAGCTTGCCACGGTGAGAGCGTGGTACAGATCCGCAAACAGGAAATAAGCGGAATATTAAATAGCGGTGCAGCTAGCCACGATACAGAAGTACGGGTATCCTTGATAATGGAGATAGGGACTTAGTGCAATATGCGAATAGCTTTCCTAATACAATATAATGTATGTGCGTGTGTATCCTATACATAAGCCTTAATACTTGTCTGTTATGCACGGATAAGTTAATATAAGCCGTAAAAACATACGATACGCGCATACTGTAATGTAGCTACCATTATATTGGTAACGGTTACAAGCCCGTATAGATACAGAGTACAGTATATAAACTTAATACATTATAATATGAAAGCAAAAAGAATCTCACAGAAAGCGGTTAAAAACATGATTAACGGCAACACTGCATTGCTGCATATCGGTAACTTTGATACGGGGAAACGTACCAATTTAAAGCGCGCGGTTAGCGAATGTGTATATACTAGTCGGTTGTATTATAATAAGGAATTGCAATCGGATAACGAAAAGATAGAATACCTAGTATATAGTCAACCTTATAGGGTGTTTAAAGTAGAACTATATGAAACACATATTGCAGCGTTTAACGAATACACTGAGTACCACATTAATTTTGACGATACAAGCAAGTATTACACATTGGTTATAAGTGGCATGCAGTTTTTGATCGTGTCAGATCTGGGCTGGTGTAATATATGGCAAGTGTTTAACACCGACACCCTCGTTACAACCGACTGTAAACAAGAAACCGAAACCAATTGCGAACAAGTTTACGACGTGGTTTTTAACGACGATACAGCAAGCAATTGCAAGCATATAAACAGTACATACGAATGTTGCATGCAATGGATTGAAGCAAACAGGCACGACGATACAACCTATTTTGCCGACTACAAGGGCGGCACCGTGTCAATTGTAGAAGTGAATACAGGAAATTATGTCTACACTGAAAATATTTAATATTAAAAATCATACAGGAACAATAACGAACAATTAAAAAAATACTTACAATTATGAAAGCAAAGAATTTATCTTACAATGTGACAAAATATTACGTAGAAAACGGAATAATCTACAAAATGAACGTGCGTATAAGTTTGGGCGACTGTTACAAAAATGGTGTATGTGATTGGAGTATCACGGCCGACATTTACGAAAAACGTAGGAACGGGCGTTTCGTTTTGTGTGCTAGTAATTGTTGTCACGAAGAAATATTAAAGTGTTTTCCACAGTTTAAAACGTTTATTGATCTACATTTGTGCAACCATTACGGGCAACCAATGTATCCCGTTGAAAATGGAGTATATCACCTTGTAAACAGCGATAAAAAAAAGGCTATAAACTACCTACGTATCACTGAAACAGAATACGATATACTACGTGATAGTGTGGAAGATAAGGAGTACTTTAAATACCTACTATACACCCTAGGAATTGTAGACCGTTGGAAGCAAGAAAGTTTGAAAGCTATAAAGCAATTGGAAGCATTGACGGGTAACACATGGGAAAACCAGTATAAACCCGAAAATGAACATTTTGCATTAAAATTGACGGACGAAGAACGTACACTAACTGAAAACAGAATCAAAGACGGATATTATACTAGTGAAGCCATACAGGCACGGGAAGACCAGAAAAAACGTGAAGAATACGAGAAGAAACGCAATGAAATAATTGCAGACTGTGAAAAAGAAATACAAAAAGCGGAAAACAGGAAGCTAGTTAGGTTAGCCGTTCTTGACACCGGGATTCCTCTTAAAAACGTGATATACTACAATCATACCAATGAACTTGCATTTAATTGGAATGATTACGAAGAAAAAGTAACACAAGAACAATTTGACAAATTTGTAAATACAGTTGACAAAACTAAACTTCCTAAAAATATAACCTTTAAATTAAAATAATAATGAGAACGTTTTTTGCACAAGTGGAAACAAGGTATCGGGCGATTAAAAATTGCCCGTTTACCCCGGCACGTGTTGTCAAGGTTTTTGGCGGTTATATGTGTTTTGAAAGTGATAATGATTATAGAGTTTGGAAAAATCAAAAGTAAATAACTATGATCGAAACATTAATACTATTAGGTTGCCTATACTTGTCTATACGGGTAACTGATTATATCGAAAAACAGAAACAAAACAATAACAATTAAAAACGTAACATTATGGAAAGAAGAAACGACGTACCCAATTTGCTTGCAATGTATATACGTAATACAAGCGAAATATACAATATAACATCACGGCTGCAAAACTGTATAATCAAAAAAATAAACAAGGGCGTACAACCACAATTAGAATACCTTGCCAATTGCAGCACAATGAAAACCATAATCAGAGAAGCCGCCAAACTGTTATACAAGTACGACGGAATAACACCCACAAAACAGGAAAAACAGCAAGTGGCCCGGGAACATGCCAAATACATTCTTGATGGTGTGCAATACTCCATCCAAAAACGCCAATAGAAGGCAAAATAAAGCCTTTTATTGAAAGATCTCAATCAATACCGATATATTATCCATAAAAACAAAAAACATTATGATACAAGTAATAGTAAAAAACAGCAAAACAGGTAGCCAATATATTTGTAAATCGGCCTCAAAAACGGTAAAGGATATAGCATATAAACACATAAGTTATCATCTCGTATGCAGACATAAAGATCACCCGTTTTTTAAACAGTTTTACCACGGTCCAAAAGGTATATATATAGATTCGCCCCGGTACAAAGAAATAGAAGCCCTAGAAAAACCTATCTGGAATACACCGATATACAAATTGCTAGATCTAACCATTACGGAGACACCCCTAGACGGGCGTACACGATACGCAAAACAGTTACCCGTATTCAATGCGGATATATTGGCGGAACTTACCTATTAATCAATCAAAAAACAATATAATTATGATACAATTTACTATTAACAGTTTCAGCAATGGCATATCAGGCCGCCCGTATAAGTCAATCAATGAAGCTATACAAGACGGAGGATACTCCGTTTGGTGTAACGAAAAGATTAAACTAGCGTTTAGTTTTGGAAACGGCACGGAAAAAGATTTTAAAAGATATTGCAAAGACAATAAGTGTAGAATTGTGAGTGAAAACGAATTTTATTCTTTGCCGTTGAATGAGCAAGAAACACATATCCAATTTATTCGGGAACAATTAAGTCATTACAATGATCTATGAAAAATTGAACAATATTGTAGAAAATAAAACGGGCATATTTCAGGAACCGATAATTCCAGGCGATTGCCCTACGTTTGACGAAGAAACGGCAAACTATGTTAGGGGAAGACTGGAATTATATCTTAAATCGTGGGTATTGCCAAAACTTGATGAAGTGTTAAATGAATTATCTAAATGAATAGTATTTACAATGAAAAAACAAAATTTAGAAAAAGAATTATCTCCTATTTTTGACAATGAAAGTATTAAGATAGGAACGTTTAAAGCTAACAGAAGTCTTGATACATTGGATCTTATCAAGGAAAATATCAAGTTTTGGAAAAGCTATGACGGGCACAAACTACCCGATAAACAGGTTAAACGAGCGTATTATAACGGCACTAAGACACAAAAAATAATCAAAATGTACAGAGATACGCCCGAATTGATTAAGTTTGTAAGAGAGCACGCAAGCGACTACGATACGTTAAACCGAAAAGACGTACCGAGCTGCATAACTATTAAGTGTATACGGAATAAACGTTATTTTTCCGTATTTGGGAAAATAAGTTTTAAAGAAGTTTTAAAGGTTTTCCCGTTACTTCCAAAATCATATTTGAACGAATGATGAAAGTGATTAGAGTAATTAGAGTTTTAAGGAGAATACTAACCGATTCAGATATTATAGATCTGTATGGTCTATATTGTGAATTTTACAAAAATATACAATAATTTAGATAGCATTTTACGCAATTTGTTAGTTGCTGGAAACGCGGAAATAATGTGAAATATTTTCCCGGTATGGAGAACAACAAACAGAGCGACACTGTTACCGGGAGCAATTTTTACTTAAAAACGAAAATAAACGAAAGGTATGAATATTATTACAGATAAGGCAAAAACTCCTGTAAATATACGTTACAGGTTGAGCAATAATAGCGGATCAATAAATAAGGAGTTTGGAAACGATCAGCAAGCGGCCTATGATTTTGCAAACGAAATAAAAGAAACGGCAATTATACGCGGATATTTTGTTTTCAAAAAGCGTGGGAAATGGCGAACGAATACGGTATTCATTGATCATGTGTTTAGAAACATATTGTCCTAATATTGCAATGAACTATTACTAACTTATGAGAACGAAAAACTCCTGAACAATTACACAACCAATGGAATCATATAAACGACTATGTAAGGCGTCACGGAAAATTCATTGAATACGTGCGTTATAGTAACATTATGGCACATGAATACAGGCTACCAATATAATGCTCTAGTGTCGCACAAAGTAAACAGCTATCCTGGTATGGGGAACAACAAGCGGATCGCCACCGCTACCGGGAACTATTAATAACTTAAAACGAAACAATATGGGAACGAACAAACAGCTAAGTATTAAGCAAATTATTTGTTTTAACATTATAGCGGCTGAAAAAGTTGCCGGGAATATATGTCAAGGTCTTGCTGTTAAGCTAGGGAAAGCGTTTATATACGATAACCGTGATATTGATGTCAATGAAATCTCATACATTAGTCAACAATGTGAGATTGCGCTTCAAAATATATCCAAATTAGGTCTTACGGAAGCCAAGAACAATGAAATGAATAATATAATAGCTAAATATAATGGGAACGAACAATAAACAATCCATCCTGGAAGGACGGAAATGGGATGTGATAGAGAGTGTTGACGGATATTTTTCCGGGGAAAAGAACGGAGTTATCATACAAGGAACGACAATGAGTGATCTGTATGAAAAATGTAAATCTTTTGATATAGCTTCGGTTATGGAGAAGATTAAGACGGGTGACAATCTGAACGACTGGGAAAAACGCTTAATAAAAGTTAATAAAAAGTTGTTGGAAAACCAATAATATATATATTTGTCGTATGAGAAATAAATATGTCACATTTTACAAGGGCTGTACAATAGAGGTCACAGGAGAAAAAGACTTCATGTACCGAACAATAAAAGGTGAACGGATGGTTCTCTTTGTAGATATGTTTTACAGGTCTACAACTGATGCGTTAAAGGGCGCAATGAGGTGGGTGGACAATAATGTTAGAAAGGAGTGAATTTATGCTTTTTGGAATTGTTTTTGCTATGTTAATGAAGGCTATATGTGGAAATATGTTGGACGATTGATGATTGTCATTGTATGGCTTATTGTGTTACAGGTCTTGTCTGAATGTTAATTATGAAATATTTAAGAATACATTTGATTATATGGTGTTTGCCTTGTATAATATATACACTATTCGAGATTGCAGTATTTTTGGCGTTCAATATCATCTCGTTTATATGGGATTTTAAGTTTATTAAATGGAGTTCCATGTTTTATGCCAAATATACATGGAACGGTACTCCTTATGTAGACCGAACCCCTTGGGATACCTTTAAAAGGCATTATTCAGTTATATTATAATTTAAAGAAAAATGATAATAGAGATGTCGCATTTATAAAAACAATATAAAAGCTATGAACAAAGAAGAATTTCAGACAAAGAAAAATGATATCAATTCAAAAATAAGGGAATTGAAAAGTCAGAAAATTAAGTTGGAAAAGGAGTACATTGAATCCAATGCGAAGTATCCTATCGGAAGCAAGGTGTGTATTACTACTCCTGCATCCACATATATAAGATTAGATAACCATGAAAGTGTTGTTGTCCCTGAAAAAAAACAATACGCCTATATTAAGGGTTATAATATTGGTTTTTATGATACCATTGACCCATTGTTTAGCAAGGTCAAGAAAGATGGTACCATGTCGAATGTGAACTTGTATGTTAGTCTTACGAATACTACGATAGAACTAGTAAAGGAGTAATTGTTATGGCAAAGGTAATGAATTTAGGAGCACATTGTAGTGAGCGCATACACTATCAGGGTATCCGTTCGTTTATGTATTGCATGGCTTTACAAAAGAGAATAACAGCTAGGAAAACTCCTAAGTATTGTAATCATTATAAAAAGAATAAAATATGACTAAGAAGATTGCTGTTGTAGGTTCAATGATAAATTCATCCGAACACCTTCTATTCAAAAATTTGGAAACAGGATATTCCCTTGAACGTTATGATTCTGTTGAGGAAGCTAGAAACAGTGATTGTGATGCTGTTATAGTAACCGATAAGGATAAGATTGATAATGAAGAAACGTCTATTCTATATTACAATGAGCCTGTTGTTGAAGGTTTTGATATGATTTCATTTGATTTACCTAAAACGAAATGCCGTATCAAGGACGATAGGTGTGTCAGAAAGCAGATTGCGAAACGTAGAAAAAGAAACAAGAATCCTAAAACACATAGGAAAAGATGAATACATTTTACGGAATCAGCTTTGCAATATACTTTATACTTATTACCCTTGTATTAACCACATTCATATATGGCTTAAAAAGGGATAAATATAAGTTTTGGAAGTGGGTGATTATAACATTATCCTACTTCATATTTGTTATTATTTACACAATTTTTTGTTTACGGTCATGAATAAGGTGGAAGTAGGAACCCTTGACGGACACGAACTGTTTGAATACAGGGGTATAATCTATGAAGTATTATACAAGACGGATTATTGTGTCCGTTGCCAATACCCGAATGACAAATACCGTTACAGGGATAAATGGAAATATCTCTATACCGAGTTTAGTTTATGGACAAAAATCAACTACTCACAAGTCTTTGGTCTGAGGGCTTGAAAAGCCTAGGTTGATTAGACTAGCGTTAGGAGAGAATATATAGTTACCAAGGGGTATTTGCTCAAGCCCCTTGCTCTAAGGTCAGTGATTAAACAATTCTGTGGGGTAGGAATAGTGTTACTGACGGTAAACCTCTCCATAACATTGTCGATGAGCATTTAACGGAGAAATCCGACTTATAGTAAATTAAAAAACGAATGGTTTACGTAATTAACAAACAAGGACAAGCACTTATGCCAACCGAAAGGTTTGGTAAGGTTAGAAGGCTGTTAAAAAACAGTCTAGCCCATGTTGTGTGCCGTATTCCGTTCACAATTCAATTGGATTATGACACAACAGATTATACACAGCCCGTAAGTTTGGGTGTAGATGCTGGTAGCAAGCATATCGGTATATCGGCAACAACAAGTGAGAAGGAAATGTATGCAGCAGATGTGGAATTGAGAAACGATATTGTGGATAAGTTATCTACTCGTAGGGAACAAAGAAGAACCCGTAGGAGTAGGCTTCGTTATCGCAAGGCTCGTTTCAATAACAGGGTATCTTCCAAGCGTAAAGGTTGGCTAGCACCATCTGTTGAAAACAAAATTCAAACTCATTTGACTGTTGTAGAGAAAATACATAAGTTCCTACCGATAACTAATATCGTAGTTGAAACGGCTTCCTTTGATATACAGAAGATTAATAATCCAAGTATATCCGGCAGTGAATACCAACAAGGAGAACAACTTGATTTCTTCAATGTGCGTGAATATGTGCTATTTAGAGATAATCATATTTGCCAACATTGTAAGGGTAAGAGTAAAGATAAAGTTTTGAATGTGCATCACATAGAGAGCAGAAAGACGGGAGGTGATAGTCCAAAAAACTTGATTACCCTTTGCGAAACTTGCCATAAGGCATATCATAGAGGTGAGTTTAAATTAAATATAAAGCGTGGAAAGTCATTTAGAGATGCCGCCTTTATGGGGATTATGCGATGGAGTTTCTATGATAGGCTAAAGAATATCTATCCTAATGTAAGTATGACTTTTGGCTATATCACGAAGAATACCCGTATCACTAACAGTCTTCCTAAAGATCATTATGTTGATGCAAGGTGTATCAGTGGTAATCCTACTGCCAAACCTCTTGGATATTATTTCTATCAGAAGAAGGTCCGTTGTCAAAACAGACAAATACACAAAGCTAATTTCTTGAAAGGTGGTAGAAAGAAACTCAATCAAGCACCATTCTTGGTAAAAGGTTTTAGGTTGTTTGACTTGGTTGAATATCAAAAGGATTTGTATTACATATTTGGAAGAAGAGATAGTGGTTTCTTTGATATTAGGAAATTGGACGGTACAAAAGTGAATAAAGGTTCTATCAATTGCAAGTATTTGCGGTTGATAGATAAAAGAAAAAGTATATTAATTGAAAAGCGAATGCAAGTAAATTTATGAAAACACTGGTTTTTGATGTAATGCTTGACGGGCGGTTTATACATACGTTCAGATACCAATACTGCCCGTTGTTCCCGATAGACGAAGAGGAACTAGAGAAGTTTGTCACTGACAGGCTTCCTACGTTAAAAGGAAAAGATTTTAAAATAGTATTTTGATATGAAACAGACAGTAGAAGAAGTAGCGAAAGAATATGCCAATGATTGCAGAAACAGGCAACGTCATTGTGAACCGTACTGCATTGTTGACTTTATTTCTGGTGCCGAATGGCAATCCAAGCAATCTCCTTGGATAAGTGTTAAGGAACGGTTGCCGGAGCCAAACAAGCTTGTCCTTTGCAGAATGGTATCAAATGGAGCGATTGTTAGTGGCTATATCGTTGTTTCACCTGGGAGATCGCCATACGTTGCGACAGACGGAGGATTTGAATTTGAGGATTGGAACGACTACGAGTGTGACATGTGGATGCCTATTCCGTCTTTTGACGAGATACTCGAAGCCAACAAGGATGTACTGGAACGGATTAAAGAGAAAGGAGATTAATATGGAAGTAAAGAACGGAATAATAATAGACGGAGTGCTGCATGAATTGAAGGAAACGAAACGTAATGATTGTTTGAAATGTTCTTTACGTGATTTATGTCAAAATGAGTTCGGAAACGGATGCCTATGTTGGATTAATTTAGCTTCGGAATTAGAGATGACAAATAATGAATTTAAGTGTCGTGGTAAAGTAACTAATATTAAGATAGATAAGGAGGAATAACTATGGGATTTACAACACCGTGTTTCATAAGAAAAAATACCGAAACACTTAGAAAGAAGCTAGAAGAATTGGGATATGAAATACTTAATTCTGGTAATACAACCTTAGATGCACATAATTATGACGGAAAGGGAAGTCATAAAAGTATCGAAGAAGGAAAAGCTATTATAACGTCTTATGGTAATTTATATGGAGTGATATATAATGTAGATACCGTAACCAAGAAAGGAAGGATTGATTGCGGAACGAATGAAGAACTTTTCCTGGCCATTGCTGCATTGAGAGATGATACAGACAAGAACCAATGGTTTACGGATGGTGATAAATGGATTCTGTGTCCTGAAATCAAGTTCTCTACTTATTGGGTTTACAATGATGTTGACGTGAATTTGGACGTCATTCACAAGGCCACCGTAGACGAACTGATTGAACACTTTAAAATAAAGGAGGAATAATGAAAGCAAAGTATTTTAAAAAGATAAGAAGCCAAGTAAAGTGGTATAAGGTATCATATAGAGATAGTTTATTTTTTAGTTTTAGCGATGAGAAAGAAATATTGGCTAAATCTCCTGAAAATGCTTGTGTCAGATACCATAAACGTACTGGATGTTTTGTTAACAAATATAATCCTAACCATATCACACAACATAGCGAATGTCTTTCAAGGTTCAAAGTATGTATAGGTAAGAAAGTAATGTATTTCGATTAAATATGAAAGCAAGAATAAAAAGAAAAATACAAAAACGACCATTTTTATATAATGTAGGACAAGTATTTAAGGCTTGTGATTGGATTACTAGTATTCAACGTGGAAATATGGTTTGGCGTAGGTATCGTTCATTTGGTACTATTATTAAATCAGAATTTTAAATATGAAAGCAAGAATAAAATCAACAGGGGTTTTGGTAGATGTAATTCCGAAAACAAATACCAATGCGTTACATAGTGGAGATAACATATATGTATGTGATAATATGGTATTCAGAGAGTGTGAACTTGACTTTTTAAATCTTGGAAATTCAGCTATTGACTGGGAACAGCGTAGATACGAACTAGCTAAATCCGCAATGCAAGGGATTTTAAGTGATATCAATCAATCACATTATGCTTGTTCTGAAGAAAATTATGAGAAGTACATACCTAAAGGCATTGCCAAGTTTGCAATTGTTTGTGCTGATGCTTTAATTAATGAATTAAAATGATAAAAGTATTAAGAAATAAAACTCCTATCGCTCGCAAAGAGCATAGATGTGAATTTTGCGGTGAAGTAATACACATTGGAGAAAAATATAACAGACAGACCAATGTTTATGACGGTTGTGTTTATGACTGGGTATCCCACTGTGAATGTTCCAAGTTAGCCTGTGAACTTGATATGTTTGATGATTGCGATGAAGGACTTGGCGATGATGGATTTATTGATAGTCTTAATCAGTATGTTTACGACAATCATTATGACGATAAAATAGATGATATTGCGAAGGATTGGCAATTACCACGTTATGAATTAGTAAAGAAAGTGTTGAATGAATTAAAAAAGAAATAGTTATGACCGAAGAACTTGTGACATTAGAAACAGCAAAGTCGCTGAAAGAGAAAGGGATGTTTACAGATATAGAATTTCCTCCGCAATCCGTTGCCCAGAAGTGGTTACGTGAAACCAAGAACCTGCATATCGAAATATCCTATATGTATGAAAACTATTGGACGTATGATATACTGACAATTCCGAGACATGACTTGATAGGATTGTCTGACAGGCCTATTATCCGTTATAATACCTACGAGGAAGCACTGGAAGCAGGATTACAGGAAGCATTAAAACTTATATGATTATGAAAACAATTATATTTACAATTATATTTATTATCGCCCTATTATGGGTCGGAGATCTAACAATTACATTTAAGCCGTTTTCCATATCGCTGCCCGGTTGGCATAAGGCTTTAGGTATCATCCTGTTTGTATTTGCAATGGCGGTGTATAACATTGGAGAATACGCTAAGGGATACAAGCATGGTTTTGATGATGGAGTAAAGGAATGTATTGAAGCGATTAAGGGAAATGGGAAGAAATGACATTGATTTCCCGTTACTCCGTATATTTAATGGAGTAACGGGGCGATATGAACTTCTTATTGACGATGTATCCATAGATGCTTATGGACGTGTAAGAGATAGCAGTGGTTGTGTTGTAGAATGGTTTACAGGCGTGTTTGACATGAACGGAATACCATTGTTTGAAAACGACATAATCATGCCTGTAAAGGACGGAATAAGCCAATACAGGCGTATATGGAGAACGGTAGGTGGATTTGTGTTAAGCAGAAGAAATGATGTGAAAGGACTGTCCAAATTGGATATGCTTGGTGCGGACTATCTTGTGAACGAACGTGTGCAGCAATACATATCTGATGGTTGCGTAAAGGTAGGGTCTGCAACAATTGATCTTAACCTGTTGAAAGGGAGAACGAAAGAAGAGATTATTAGAAATTTGTCCAGGAGAGTAAATTTATGAAAGACAAAATGCTAGAGGAAAGTTTGAACAATTTCTACAGGACGTTTCTTATTTGGGTGATAAGATGTTATCCTATATTGTTCTGTATTGCTATACTTGTCCATCAGTGTGAGGTTATACACTCTGTTGGAACAGGTGATATCATTGAATATTATGATGGTGACACATTGGAGTATATTCAGTATGCCACTCCGTTTTCGGACAAGTACCTTACCATATTCTTTAACGCCAAACTGTTTAATGCAATATTGTTTTATGTGTTGTCAAAGGTATTTTTATTTTGTATATACCATAGAGTATTTGTCATTGAAATGTTTATATACGCAATACTGGATATTGTATTTAATAATGTGGTGTTTGAGGACGTGAGATGCACTATGTTTTATTCGTATATATCAATAGGATTTGTAACTGTATGTTTCTTTATTGCATTGTATCTACATCAACGATTTGGAGATAGGAATATAAATAATCATCAATCTATAACCGATGGTTTTAGAAACTGTTGTAGATTATAATTTCTGTTTTCCTGTGGGCTGTAATCCTCCCGTATTCTTCATGTTTATCTTGACCTTTACGGGAGATGCCTTTTTATTTGATGTTACCTTAGGGGATTTAACATTAACCCTAATCACTTTCTTTACCATATATTGCTTATTTTAATTGTTTAACAAAGTTAATTATTTTTATTTATGCAACAAAACAATAGTACCGATAAAACAGCTTCGGCACACAAAACGGACGAAATAATGGTTTACGAACATCCTTTTTTTTGCAAAATTCGTGTGTTTGTTCGATATGGTAAAATTTGGTTCTGTGGATTAGACGCTGCATCTTCTTTACAGTATTCAAATCCATTAAAAGCTCTTTTAGAGCACTGTAAACCATCCTCCGTAATGATGCGTGAAGTAGGGGATGATATAATGGAGTTTATTAATGAAAGGAGTATGTATAGACTGATTTATAAAAGCCCTTTTCCTCCTATGGCTGATGAATTTGAACGTTGGATATTTGATTATATTGTTCCATCAGCTACCAATACAGGCAGTTATTATGCACAGGTTAGATTACCAAACTTCAACAATCCTGCCGAAGCTGCCAGGGCGTGGGCTGATGAGTACGAAAGGAATCAAGCGTTAAAACCACAACCAAACGAATCCAATGAATGGTATAGTATCAAAAGATGGGCAAAGGAAAACGGTGTCAACTGGAAAAAGATTAGCCGGATGAAGATGAAAGTAATATCTTGTAAGCTAGGTTATCAGATAAAAAAGATTTTTGACGATAACCATTGCCAGGTAAACACATACAATGTAAACGTATTTAAGGAATACTTTAATAAATGTGAATAAATAATATATATTTTAAAACATTTTATAGTATGTCATTTTATTGACTATATTTGCATCATGTTTGAGTGTAGAAGCAAGCATATCTATAATGAAAGTTTAGGGGGAAAGCGTTCCCCCGATTTTAGTAACCATTAAGCGATAAGACAATGAAAAAGTTTTTAGAAATAATGATGATTGTATTCTGTCCTTATATTGTAATATACAGGCAGAAACGACAAATCAGATTATTGAAAAGCGATATGAATTACGCTAGCAAACTTTGGAGTATTGAAAGAGATCCAAAAAACGTAGATTACGACTGGATTGTAAGAAACGCATTTCATGTCAAACCTATTTTTTCTTTATGCGCTAAAAACAAAAGACCATGATTCTACTAGAAATTTTTCAAAACTGCTTTATTGTGGGGTATGACGGAAAGAAAATACCCTTTGTAAAAGATGATTTCCTGTTTAGTGATACTGGGGAAAGATATATCTTGACCAACAAGGAAAACAGCGAACAGGTTAGCCTACCGAAGCAATCGACAATAATAATTAAACATAATATTTTTCATGAAGGTATTGATTAGAAAGGATTCAAGCGACATAAGAAACAGACTTGAACGGTTAGGGTACACCGCTTCCGAAAAAGCGTTGGAGGGATTTGGTGATGGCATCTTTGTAGACAAGTCAGATAATACTTTTCACGTAAAATCAGAGTGGAATGTTATTTATATGTTTCTTGAAACAGTAGATTGCGGAGATGACGAGAATATGTTTTTTGATTTTGTAGAAAACGATATAACGTCAATAACGCCAACAATGCTAGGTAAATATAAATCTTTAATAAAAGTTGATAACTTTCCCATCATTAATACATCTAGCATTAAAGATGTGTTGTACTTTGAATATAGAGAATATAACGTCATAGAAGTTACTATTGTTTCAGTGTATGGGTTAAAGTTGAAAAGCGTAAAGGATGTTGACTTTTCAGACCCTAATGCGGATACAATAATAGCATACATGAAATCGTTGCATAAACAACTAAAAGAATATATCAAATGAAGTGTAATTTTACGCCAATGGACAAATTTTATGAGATATTAGATTATTATGGTTTGTCCTACACAGAGTTAAAAAGTAATCATATTCGTGTATTTTACGGAAACAAGAAGCTGTTTGACTATTTCCCACTTCGCATGAAGCTGTTTGATTACCATGAATGGCATCAGCTTACTTATCCGTTCGTGAAGGGCAAGGAAGATGAATGGGAAGTAGAACTTACCATGTTCATTAGCGGAGTGTTGGGAGATGAGATGTTTAAAAAGTTTAAAAACGATTGATTATGGATAAGAAAGAGAAGGAATTTACTCCAAAAGCTATAAATTTGTGTGGCAAACGGAGAATGCTATCATCCATAAAAGGATGGGAGATTGTTCATTATAACAATTACTCTAAAGGTATAGCCAATGTCCAGCCTGTGGACAAGTTGAGAATAACACTTTCAGGGCGAGAAGTCATTGAGTACGTCCTGATGGATGGAGATAAAACGATTGATAAACTAGACAGTTATTTCGGATTGCTATGATGATAAAAGTAGACATACCTGAACCGTTCATAGACGGTGACAATACGATGGTAAACATCACGTCTGATTCATTCTGCTATTCTAGCATTGATTCACGTTATGAAGGATTTCAGAGTTCCTACAAGGACGGGAATATGAATCAGAAGATACAGGGAAAACTAGAGATAATTGCGGACCAGTTTAAAGAACTTATAAAAATAATAGAAGATAATTGAAGATGGAAAGACATTTGTTAATACAGGAGTGTGAGAGAGAGGAAAAGATGAAGGAGTTGCGCAAGCAGCAGAACGATCTTATCAAGAAAGGCCGTATGGTTGAATGCTCTCGTGTAACAGCTAAGATAAAGGAGTTTCAGGAAGCATATATCAAGGCTTATCCTGACGGTAAATATGTAAGGGGCATGGATATTATCAAGAAGATGTCTGATGATGAGAAAATGGATTGGATGATGTATGTCAACGCCATTGCTTTCTGTGCTGATATTATCCATTCTTCTTCCATAGAGTTGAATGAAATGCTAAAGAAAACACTCCCCGGATCTAGCCTTCAAATGTTTGAAACGCTTGAAAAGGTAGGTACTATGGCAAAGAATCAAATCCTATGGATGGATAACAATGTTGACGAGAAATACCAGGATGACTTTGCAAGATATGCCGATGAAATATCCGTGATGCTTTTATCATTTGTTAAAAATAAATTTTTGCCAAGAAAATGACAAGAGAAGAGATACACAAGAATGTGCTGGAAATAAGAAATTATTATTTCAGCATTCAGAATAAGATTGATAACGGATGCAATGTTTCAGAATTGGACATAGATTCTAAAACGCACAACAAGATGATTGACGATACCATAAAATCAGCCCTTGAAGATCATAAAATTATTCTTGCTTTAGAAAAATACAAGTTATGAAAAAGAAAGAAATAGACGAAGGATATATTGTAGGTGACTTTTATATTATTAAAAGCCCTATCAAAGAGGGATGGCTTCACGTAGTGAATATAAAAACATCTTGGCAGATAAAGGTGATGATGGGAGCGAATACGGCAAAGTTTCTAAGCCTTTCCCAACAGGAAATATTTGACAGGATTAACGGAATATACATTCAATCCATGATGTCTTTATACGATTCAGATTATGCCTTGAAAATAGCTAAAGATGCTGTGTCTTATATGTCTGAAAAGGCAGAAAAGATGGAAAAGGTGGAAAAGAATGAAAATGAAGATATTGAAAAGGTGAAGAAAGATGAGTTCATGATGAAAATAGCTACATCTTCCGATGAAGAAATCATGGACATGATCGTAAATGGAGAGATAAAGTACGAATATTTCAAACAAGAACAGGAGTAAATTTATGAAAGCATTATTTAAAATGGACTTCGATTGCGGAAGAATGGGCAATCTTGAAGGAGTATTTATTGCAGACACAGAAGATGTCGAATACTTAGTGAATAACAAAATCAGTGTTTACTTCGGTGAAGTACTTGGCAAGCACTCTGAAATATCCGGGTGTGTGGCTGAAAGTGAAATCAAACAAATAACCACTGATGAAAATGTAATCAAGATAGTTGAAGAATATGGGCTTAACAGTGGGTATAATCCATTTGAATACACTCTTTGTACATCAGAAACGGAAGATATACCAGATAACGGAGTTGATTGGGATGATTGTACTGTACAAGAATACATAGACTTTATGAGGAAAGGTATAATACCCCAATATTACGAGAAAGATTATAAAGAATGGCTAAGTAGCCAAAAGGAGGATTAATCATGCAAGACTATATTTCAGACTGGTTCATTCCGATGGATTTCGGTAATGATATGCCAGACGAAGAACCAAGTGGTGAGGATAATTTCAATTTTGATTAAGTTAATTTGTTAATAATAATAGACATGAAAACATTTTTTGAGTGTAAAATTCGCTACGAAAAAGTAGCAGAAAATGGGATGATTAAGAAAGTAAGTGAGCAATACCTGGTTGATGCGCTTAGCTTCACTGAGGCGGAAGCACGTATTATATCGGAAATGACACCGTTTATCAGTGGCGAGTTCACTGTTTCGGACATCAAACGCTCCAACTACAGCGAACTGTTCCCATATGAAGAAGATGCAGCCGATCGCTGGTTTAAGTGTAAGCTGTATTACATTACGCTAGACGAAAAGAGCGGAGCGGAGAAAAAGACATCATGCTATATGCTTGTTCAGGCAGCCGATTTGAGAGATGCTGTAAATAAACTTGACGAAGGAATGAAAGGCACAATGGCAGACTATGTGATTTCATCCATAGCCGAAACCGCCATTATGGATGTATATCCGTATGAAGCGGAAAATGATTCCTGCTTAACGGAATACCCAAGTGGACACAAGACGGGAGTTGTCATAGGCGGAAAGAGCGTCATTGTAGACAAAACGGGAAATTCAACTGTAGTTTTACCTAGTTAAATTGTATATATATGGCAAACGAACAACAAAATCAGGTTTTCCATCATTGGAGAACTGGAAGTCAATCTGATTATGTGGGAGTAGAAATACTCCCTAACGGTCAGTCTATTATTGCTACAATATCCCATATCGTATGGGATGAGAATGCAAAGGTACAAGGTAGTAAGAAACCATCATGGATTGCTTACTTTAAAGAAGCAGACCTTGTTCCTAAACCTATGCTATTGAACAGTACGAACCGCAAACGCCTTACAAAGCTGGCACAAACTGATTATCCTGAAACCATCCATGATTTCCGTGTAATATTATGCAAGGAACTGACACGTGACCCAAGCGATGGAGGAAAGGTCTACGGATTGCGTATAGGGCGTGATGTTCCGCCACCACCACAGAAAGAGAAAATGACGGTGAACTCTGATAAGTTCAAGGCTGCATTGGAAGCATTGAAAAGTGGGAAATGCGACATTGGATACATCACGGCAAGCTATGATGTGGACGCGGAAGCTATGAAATTGTTTAACGAAGCGACTAAGAAATGATGGAAGCGGAAGAAAAAGAAAAATTATGGCTTATGAAGAGGTGTGGTAAAATCACCTCTTCCGCCATTGGAAAACTTATGGTTTCCGGGAGAAGGGAAATGACACCTTCCGAACTAGATATTGCAAAAAAACAGGGTGTAAAGAGAAAGGCAGTTGATGTTCCTTTTGGGAATACAGCTATATCTTATCTTTATCAGGTTGCAAGGGAAAGAAGGTTAAACAAACCATGCCGACATATATCCACTTCTGACATGGAGTGGGGAAAGGATCATGAAAAAGACGCTATCGAGTGTTTTAACCATAACACGTTCTCCAGACTAATGTCCTGTGCGGATGATTTTGACGAAATTGTTTTTGTCGATAATATCTATGATGGATATGGCGATTCTCCCGATGGATATGGATTTGATGTCAATGGTAAATTGTCTTATATAGCAGAAGTGAAATGCTTTACTTCTGAAAGTAAGATTGAATATTTGAGAGAAGCCACAAAGGAACAGGCGATAGAGGAATACTATTGGCAGCTAATGTCGCATTTTCTTTCCCATCCCGATGTGGATAAAATGTATTATATCGTATATGACGGCAAGTCAGATGATGATCCGTTTGATTTACGCCCAGTTAACGATCCGTCAAGACTTTTGTATTGGGAACTTGACAGATGCGATTATAAAGACGATATAGACAGGATGGAAGATAAGTTACAAATGGCTCTAGCTTATCTTTCACTCAACGAACGTGATGCAAAAAAATACCCAATAAGCAAAGTAAATGACTACATTAATCAAGCACAACAAACCTAATCGTGGGGATGAAATAATCATCCCCTATCTTGCCATAGAAAACAATATCAACTTTATCATGCTCAATGGAGGTGTAGGTGACGTTGAACTTATGGACGGAACAAAATGTAAGTCAATAAGCTGCACTCCTATCAAATTTGATGATGCAGGAGATGATATATATCGTATATATGGCATAGGAAAAGAAGCATGGAAAATGGCATGGCTGAAAAGAGTACATGCCATGAGTGATGAAATTGTAAAACTAAAGTTAGATTTCAATGCCAGCAATTAGCGAATTATGGATAGATTATCCAATATCTTACCGTGACGAAAAAGGAAGGTTCGTCAAAGGTCATAATTATGGATTCAAGAAAGGAAGGAAAGTATCGGATGAGGAACGTGAAAAGAAAAGAGTTATTATGAAGGAACTCATAAAGAAACGAAAGGAAAACGGTTCTTATCTCGGCCATAGAAACAATACAAGGGCTATCATTGCGATAGAGGATGGCACGAACAGATTCCTATGCTTTGAAGCCTGTTGTGACTGTGAGAGGAAATTAGGTATGCCACAACGCTCATGCAGTTCTTTCTGTAAGGGGAAAAACGGGCATAGATGGAGAAACTTTAAATTGTTTTACGAAGATGAATACGGATTATGTTGACAAATTTGAAAACTACGACAGGAAGCTAATCAAACTAAATAGTGACACTGCCATTTTGCTGCATATATTTAAGAAAAAACCAAACCACCACTTCGAGGATTGGATGGTTCTTCAAGACAATGAGGAATACTTCAAAAAGGAATGTGTTCCTGATTACGAAGATGCCGCTAGGCAGTTTGTCAAGCAGTTTGAAGGAGAAGAGTGCATGGCTTTTGTGATTGCATTGAAAAACGAACTTGAAAGAATGATACAAGAAGATGAGTACAAACGAAATCAAGCTAAGGGATTACCAGGAGGTGGGGATAACCCGTCTGAGAAATGCCCTGACTAATCATAAGCACGTCATATTCTCTGCCTGTGTAAGTTACGGCAAAACGGTCATAATGAGTTTTATGGCTAAAGGTGCTGTAGAAAAGGGGAATAAGGTGCTTATCGTATCCCACAGATCTGAACTTATGACACAGACAGGGGGAACGTTGGAAAGAGTTGGCATACAGGCTGAATATATCTCTCCTAAGCACAGGAACATACCCAAAGGTCTAGTAGTATCCGCAATGGCTCAAACTCTCCGTAGAAGGCTAGAAAAGCCCGAATGGGTTGAATGGGTTAAGAGTGTATCTCTCTGCCTAATAGACGAAGGGCACACCTCTGATGCGGACTTTCTCTTTGAATCTGGTTTGCTTGATGATAAGTATGTAGTAGGTCTTACAGGAACCCCGATGAGAAGTGGAAACCAAAGGCAGCTTGGCATGAACTATGAAGAGATTGTAGAAACCGCCCAGATACAGGATATGATGGACCGGGGAAACATAACCAAGTTGAGAACGTTTACGGTTGATGCGCCCGACTTGTCTAAGGTTAATACCGATTATCGCACAGGTGATTTCGATAGCAGGCAGATGGGTGCGGTGTTCAACAAGTCTGTACAGTACAAGGGGGTGATTGAAAACTATATGCGTATCTGCCCGATGAAAAAAGCAATCTGTTTTGATGCCACACAGGCAAATGCGATAAGGATGTGCGCTGAATTTAATGAAGCTGGCATTCCCGCAAAATTCCTCATATCAGGTATAGATAAGAATAAGCCGGATGAGTTAGCATTATATGAAAGATACAAGCATCTTACAGGAAACAGGGAACAGCTTATCAAGGATTTCCATGACGATAAATTCACCGTTATATGCAACAGTGGTATCTTATCTACGGGATACGATGAAACAAGTATAGAGGTTTGCATATTAAACCGTGCTACACAATCCGTTCAGTTTTATATCCAGGCAACTGGCAGGGCTATACGGCTTCACCCAAATAAGACAGAAGCATTTCTCCTAGACTTCGGTGGTAACATATCACGGCTAGGCAAGTTTGAGAAAGAACGTAAATGGGCTTTATGGCATAACAAGGGGAAATGTGAAGGGATACAGGGAGTAAAGGAATGTAAACAGTGTGGTAAATATATTGCCATAACCGCTTCGGAATGCCCTTTCTGCGGATATGTATATCCTACCGAAAAGGAAATAAGGATGGCGGAACTGCAAGAACTGGTAGGAGATTTAAAGTTCGAGCAAATGACACCTACGCAATTTCTCCAATATGCGGAACTTAAAGGATATAATGTTTACTGGGCGATCCGGCAGTTGTATATCAGAAATACGGAATCTGATTTTCGTAAAGCCATGAAAGAATGCGGATATTCTAGCAAATTTATATGGGGGTATATTCAGAGAAACAAAAAATAACATTATTTACATTTGCAAAATATTTTTGTGAAATAAATATATCTACTTTTGCGTTATGAAAAATAACATTAATCCTTGGGAAGTGTTTGATGAGATTGAATGTTCCCATAATCCTGAATATATTATTTGTGTGTCACATCTTAGACATTACACGAATATTTTTGGCATAGATAAAAGGCTTGTAGACTTTCTTGGAATGGAAAAGAATACAATATTAGATATCGAAACATTTTGTTTTGGCGAAATGGATGTTTTCGGAATAAAAGAAGATTGTGTATCTGTAATAGAAGATTGTAAAAGACAAAGGGAAGCAAAGAAACAAGCCTTGGAGAAAAACAGGAAATTGACAGACATGCTAAAATTGAAACGTGAAAATATGTGTGGCATAGGTACAAGAAAGGTGAAATTAATGCTTAATAAAAAGATAAAACAAGGAAATTTTACAGCTAAAATTTATCGTGTTGCATTGGAATTACAAGATTATAATATAAAGGCTAAAGGTGCTCCGTTTCCTTACTCGGAAAAGATGTATGCAAAGAAAGAAGATTTGATTGATAAACTTATCGAATTATACAAAAATATACAACTACCTTTTGGTCGTTCAGAGGATAAAAATAAAAGAGTTTCTTTTATCGTATATTTTGATCTTCCTTTAGGTAATCAAATTAGTTTTCATTCTACAATAAAAAGAGATATACCTCTATACGGGAAAGAGTGGGATGGATTGGTAAACAGTACATTGGACAAGTTAGAAAAAGAAATAAAACAATATTTAAACATTTAATCATGGGAAAAAATTTACTTAATAACGATGGTAAAATTGCCTTGTTTCACGAAACGATAAGGCTTGACTTTAATCTGCCTAAATACTCCATTATAGAGCAGAAAGATCCTAATCCAAGTGTAATGTCTTATGATTTTCTTAAACAGTACATGGAAAGCAATGATAAGGAAGGAGTGGCGGAATTTAATCTTACCGTTTCACCGACAATGCTTGATTCTGTAAAAACAAACCAGGAGCACAATCAAGTAAGACCCTTCCTTCTTGATAGAAAACATAAGGAAAACTCATGGTTTAAAAAGATTAAGGATTATATAGACGAATACAGAAGATCCAAGTTTGACGTAATACATTTCTTTTCTGAGGTGAAGATACAGGCAGAAAACGAAATGAAGCAATACAGGGATAGGATAAAAGATTATATACTGATGCTAGGTTATGCTGAAAGATCAGGTCAATATGCCTTGAAAGAAAAACTGTTCCGAAACATGGTGATATGCAAATACGAAAGCATATTGTTCAGCAAAGGATTATACAAGGCTATATCAGAGGAAAATCTTATGAAGTTTGCAAAAGGATGTCCGAAAAATCTATGCCTTGATTATATTTCTGACTATACTAGAATCATACCATTTGACATAATTAGGAAAAAGACGGATATAGACAAATATGAAATATTCGACAACTATGTTATTCTTCACTATGACTTTGATAATAACGGAACAGATTTACCGTCTGACAAGAAAAAAGAGGAGGTGGAAAAAAGAAAAGACCCTATTCTGTTTGGTGTTATTGCAGGAAGCAACAAACTATACTTCATCGGTGACTGGATTGACGAGTATTGCGATTTGCGGTTCGATGATGTGGTAAAACAATGCACGGACGATTTCTTGTCAGAAAACATTTCTTTGGATGATCTTGCAAAATAGCAACACAAAGCCTTGCAGAAACGGAGAGTATTGCTGCTGTCGCTGCAAGCATAGATACACGGTTATTGTAGATGGTTTGTTTGTTGGATACGTATGTTATATTCCTTGGTTTGAAAAACACGTTGCCATGAAGATAAGAAACAGCGGACATGACATGTGTGAAGGATTTGAGATGGTTGATAACAAACTTTAACCTTTTATTTTTCTCATATATCCCATTTCGTGATACCTTTGCCAAATACAATTTTTTTTATTATGGCTGAGGAAAAACGGTCTGCGGAAGAAAAGAAAATGCAGAAAGATATAGTAGTTAGTTATAGGAACGAGAAGGAAGGTAAAGGATGCAGGGGATTGCTTGTAGCGTTCTTTTCCGAACTTCTCCATCCTGCTGTAAGTGGTAACAAGTCGGCTGAATTTCGTGCTCTAGGAGCAAAGAAAAGTATGCCGGACCTTGCTTATATACATGACGGTAAGATATATGGCATAGAACTTAAAATGCCTGACAGTAACCATGACCGTAATCATATAATAGAACAGGCTGATGTGATGGCTACATATTTCTTTAGAGGATATTTCGTATGGTCTAAGGAAATGTTGTGGAATATACTTGACGCTATTGAGCGTGGTCAGCCTATAATGTCGAATACATTGCAGGTTAAGGATTACTGTTTACGTAACAGCACTACAAAAGTAAGTTTTGAAAAAATAATAAAAATATTGGCATGAATAAGATAATTTTTGATAGAAAGGTTTTATTTTCAACGTTAAACTCAGCCAAAGCCTGTCTTTCCGATACAGGTTTGACGATACTTAAATGTTTTCGTTTTAAATATATAGCATCAGAGAATGCGATAGAGGTTACTTCATACAACAACCTCAATGAGATGCGTTTGATTATTCCCGTTATTGATTCAGATTGCAATGACGGGCAGGAGTTTGCAGTAGATGGGATAAGACTTGTAAAGTTACTCAAAACAGTAAGGGATTCCATTGTTTCTGTAAAGATATATGATGAAGAAGTTATATTTTCTTACAATGGAAGTGAAGCATCTTTCTTTGCGGAAGATGTAGAATCTTATCCTGATATAAAGATAGGGAAGCGTGGAACTGGAGTAAGGGTTAATGTGAACAGGAATGATCTATATAGAGCATTAAAAAGAAATATAGGATTTAATGATACCAGTGACGTTGTTAATAGTCTTAGTGGGGTTGGAATAAATTTTATTTGTTCCAATAATTGCATTGATATATGTTCGTCCGATAAGATTGTATTTGTCAGAGATGTTGTAGAATGTCAGCAAGACATATCCAAGGATTTGTGCATAAATGTAATGCCTACATCAGTAAAGGAAGCGTTATCCTTTCTTGAAATGTTGTCAGAAGAAAATGTAACCGTTTCTGTATCTGATGATGAAAGGGTGATGTCTATATCTTATGGGGATTTCGGGTCTGTCTTTAATTGTACTCTGATGGAGGTTAAGTTTGTAAACTACTTGCCATTGGTAAATAATATAAAATCAAACTTTAATTACTTTATAAAAGCAAGAACTAACGACTTGATAGATTCCCTTTCAAGAATAAAGGTAATGTCAGATGTGTATAATATATCACATTTTGTTTGCAGGGAGGAAGATAATAAAATGGATATAACATACACAAATGATGCAGGATATAAAATATCGGAAAATGTCGGAATTGAAGGATATTGTCAAGGGCGTTTGGATTGCAATCTGAACATTGAAAAGATGATTAACGCATTGAAAGTATTTCCTGGGGATTATGTTACATTGGCATATACCAATCCTGATAATAATGCTCCTATATGTATCATTAACGAAGAGGGAGATTATAAATTAATGGGCGTAGTAAACATTTTTAAGAGTTGCTAACTATTGTTTAACCTATCGAATATACAGTTTTATTATTTTTGCAATAAAAATATATAAGACATGGAAGATAAAGAAAGAACAATTCAGATTCTCGCTGAAACAATAGATAGGTTAAACAAGACTATAGAATCACAGAACAGTCTGATTGAGGATTTAAGAAACAGGCTTGAAACAATTCAGAACGAATATAGCCCTTCAATTATGACCGTAGGCGTATTGATAGAAAAGTTGAATAATACAAAGACAAGAAGCGGAAAGGTAAGATTTGAAGCATTATCAAAACATATAATGCCATATCTTACCAATCAGCTTTATGACGAGTATGATTTTAATGATACCATCCCTACATTCAAGGAAGTTCCATCTATTGAAAAGCCTGTAAATCGTGATATGATAGATGATATGATCAATGTTATAAAGTCAAAGAGAAAGATAAGTGAATCATCTCAAAAGGCATATCTTTTAATGCTTAAAAGAATATTGTCCGAATCAAAAGAGATGAGTAAATATATCAATGATTATATTATCTCTCTAGACGTAAAATCTCCTTCAAATATATCTCTTACGGAGGAAGAAATAGAACTATTCTGGAATGTTGAGCCATTTGACGTTACGGAAAAAATTGTAAAGAAATTGTTTCTGATACAATGCTATACTGCCATGAGATATTCCGATATTTTCAGATTGAAAGATTCTATGATGGAGGGAAATGTTATTTCGTATATATCAAAAAAGACAGGTAAGAACGTTGAGGTTCCTGTACCTTCCAAGATTATAGAAATGATAAAAGAGGTTAGATCGTTCGATAAATACAATATAGAATCTTCGTTAAAGACAACAATGAACGAAGTTCTACCAACCCTTGGGTGTAGAGCAGGTATAAACAAGCAGGTATTTGTAAGACGGGCTAATGTACTTATGAAAGGACCGAAATATCAGTTCATCAAGACACATACAGGACGTAGAACAGCTATTACAAGATGGGCTAATATGGGAATACCAGAAGCAGAACTAAAATCTATGGCTGGTCATTCTGATATAAGAACGACTAACAGATATATTACTGCAAGCGTATCAAATAAAACTAAAAATATTTTAACGGATGGAAATTTTGGAGAATGTGCTGTCTATTGACAAAATGAAACACCTGCAAGAACTTGGAGTTAATACAGGTAATGCATCAATTACTTGGATGTTATATCCTTATGAAGAAGGAAAACAACCACAATTATCTTTACGAGAGTGGAAAACTTTCAAGGAACCGTTCAGAAAAGAACATTGTATCCCTGCATTTACTTTGCTTGACATTTTGGAATTGTTGCCAAAAGAGATAAAAATAGGAACGGATACTTATTGGATTACAATGTATTTTAATGACAATTGTTGGCATATATGTTATTCCATGTCTGACGAATTTGATTATTATCAAGAATTTTTATCCTACTCATTAATAGACGCATCTTATGAAATGTTATGTTGGTGTGTTGAGGAAAGATTGATATCATAAAGATAAAACGGAATTAATTCAAAACGACTTGGGTTTGAGCCTTATGTGAGCGTGAATCGTAATACAGGTGCTCTTATAAAAAAGGAGGATATGAATTTACTCGAAGAATGCGTGAGGCGTGGAATTATCAAAATATCAAAATAACGAAAAATAAACAATATCATGGAACAGAAAACATTTGAAGAAATAAAGGAAGAACTATTACTGCGCGCCAAGAAAGCAGGTGCCTGTCAAATAGGTTATGCGATGGGATTAAGGAGTCAATGCAAGGCTGATATACTTAAGGCTATTACTGATAACTGGTCTTGGGTGTTACGAACAGCAAGAATAGTAGATGCAGAATATTTAGAAGACAATTTTGATGAAGAAGATCTAGCGGAAGCTGGTATCTATACACAAAAATACCATGAGGTAACAACAACATCTTTTGCCTACGGCAGCGCAACAGTGAAAGCCTACGGCAGCGCAACAGTGGAAGCCTACGGCAGCGCAACAGTGGAAGCCTACGGCAGCGCAACAGTGAAAGCCTACGGCAGCGCAACAGTGGAAGCCTACGGCAGCGCAACAGTGGAAGCCTA